GATCCGTAGAGAAGCAAACATTCGAGGCCTATTCCGTCCAGGCCCAAACCTTCAAGGCGCAAACCTTCGAGACACAAACCTTCGAGACACAAACCTTCGAGACACAAACCTTCAAGGCGCAGACCTTCAAGGCGCAGACCTTCGAGACACAAACCTTCAAGGCGCAGACCTTCAAGGCGCAGACCTTCAAGGCGCAGACCTTCAAGGCGCAGACCTTCGAGACACAAACCTTCGAGACACAAACCTTCGAGACACAAACCTTCAAGGCGCAGACCTTCAAGGCGCAGACCTTCGAGACACAAACCTTCGAGACACAGACCTTCAAGGCGCAGACCTTCAAGGCGCAGACCTTCGACGCGCAGACCTTCAAGGCGCAAACCTTCGAGACACAGACCTTCGACGCGCAGACCTTCAAGGCGCAAACCTTTCGGAAATTAAGAAAGATTTCTTTAAGCGACTGCTTTTAGCTAAGTCAGAGGTCGTTGGCCTCTATGATTATCTAATGCGAGGTAAAATTGATGGGACATCTTACGAAGGCGAATGCGCATGTTTCGTCGGAACAGTGGCAAACGTCGCCAAACAAAACTATCGAAGTCTCACGTGCGGCCTAAAGCCAGAATCAGATAGCGCAACCGAACGTTGGTTTCTAGCAATTCTCAAGGGTGATACTCCGGACAACAATCAAGTATCGGCAATCACAAGAGATTGGATTCAAGAGTTTACAAAGGTAAATGGGATTGAATTACCAAGCTACAAATTAGTATCAAGCATTGATTTTCCGGAGGTGTTTAAATGTTAACGACGGCAGAACTTGAACAACTGATAAATAAAGCACAGTTAGATTATGCTGCGAAAGTGGCCGCTGGAGACCTTGGCAATGCCGTGAGGTTGCTGGTCTACATCAACACTCTATACGCCACTCTCACACAAACCATGAAGGCGGCATGAAAGTGGCATTAGTGGTGTTGACAGTATTGTTGGCCTTAGCAGCGTTTCACACATTGGAGAGTTTGTGACATATAGAGAATTGGTTGAATACACACGCAATAAATCACTAACAGACCGAGAAACACTAGCAAATGCGGCATTGGGCCTAGTGGGCGAAGCCGGAGAAGTGTCAGAGTTAATAAAAAAACATCTATTTCACGGCAAAGAGTTAGACACGGCAAAAATTGTGAAAGAATTGGGCGACGTTCGTTGGTATATCGAGCTGTTACTCATTTGCATCAATGACACTCTAGAAACAGTCGAGGCGCAAAACAAAGCCAAATTACTTGAACGATATTCAGCGGGCTTCAGTGCAGCAGCAAGTTCTGCTCGTGTGGATGTGAAAAGTGAATAACATTACTCTGGCTGTGAATCTGTATTCAGGTTGTTTATATATTTTCAATGCCACAACTGGATATGTCGAAGTGTATGCAGATAAAGCCGATGACCCGGGTTGGGTTGAGTCAGCCTTCGACATGATAGACCTTTCGCAACCCAGACTATTTGAAATTATAGACCAGTGGTCGGAGGCGGCGTTGTGAGTCAAATAGTTGTAGAACTGCAATCATTTATGGGCACTGACCGAGATATTGCGAACGCTGCCTGGACCTCCTCCACTGTTCATGCAGGGTCGAAAATGCGAAGCGACGACGAAGTAAATAGGTTGTTGAAGTATTTAGTTGAGCACAAGCACTCAACGCCATTTGAAAGTGTTGTGTTGCGATTTTGGATTAAAATGCCCATCACCACCGACCGGCAATTTATGACCCACAGAATTCAAAGTACTAGCGGCATGAGTGGCCGTTATAGAACTATGCCGCGCGAATATTTAACAGTGCCTAGTGACGTATTAGAAATTTTGAACAAAGGCGATTTGAGCGACTACGGCTACATAGATACGTGTGATAAGGCCAACCACGAGTATGAGCACTTTATTGATATGGCTAAACATGAACTTGCGGCAGGCACTATAAGTAACGACGAATACAAGCGCTTGCGTGAATTCATGCGCGGCATGCTACCCCAGCACAACATGACTGAGAGAGTGTCTATCATGAACCTCAGGGCATTTTGCAACTTTCAAAAACTGAGAAACAGTGAACAGGCACAGCCAGAAATCCGCGAAGTCGCGCAGGGCATGCTAGCGGCTGTTAAGTCAGCAAATGTTGCACCCACAGCGTTGTCATTGCTTGAAGAATGTGGATGGTCGATTTGAGAAAACTGTTGTTGTGGGTGATTTACATTAGTGGGTTTGTGTCGGCATATGCAGTGTTACAGCCTGGATTATCCGCAATAGTTTTTAGCGTGTTGGGCGCTATGGCATTTATGGACCTGGGGGAGTCATAGCTTGGGCAAACAAAAACAGAAAAATAAAAGTGAAGTAACGTACTTGAGGGGCGAAGTGCGGCGTCTCAAGGCTAAGTTGGCGCAGAAAATGCCTATGGACGCCGAGATTGCCGACGAAGACAGGCTGGCGCCAACGCCTAACTGCAAAGTGTGCGCGAAGGGTTATATGACATTGGTGTTAGAAGTGCTAGGGCGCGAATTTTACTCGTGCAGTGTTTGCGACGCAAAAGAAATGAAACGAGTTGGGGGAAGTTAGTTATGAAAATTACAAATCAACTAATTGAAGACGTGAAAGACGCAGCACTTGCACTTTGGAAGCAAAAAAAGCCCATTGATATCAGTGATGCCAACTTCGACTGGTATTGTAGAATTCAAGCGACACTAGACGTACAAATGCGACATCACATTGCCTATAGAGAATCTGTTTTAAATGAATTGGAGTTAAAACATGTCAACAACGACAACTAACAGCGACGTGTGGAGTAAGTTGAAATATTTCACTAGGGATGAATTTGGCAAGGACGCCGACAAACTAAAGCCTGAACTACTGCTAGCCTTGGACTTACTACGACTCAAACTCGACACTCCCATTAAAATTACTAGTGCGTACAGAAGTAGTGACGGCGGTTGGCATGGCAAAGGCGCAGCTGTTGATTTTGTACTGCCGGCGTGGAACAAAACTGCCTACGAAGCTTATGTCATTATTCAATCTGTAACGGCCCTACAAGGCATTGGCCTATATCCAAATTGGACGCTCAATGGCAAGCGCATCATCGGTTTTCATGTAGATGTGAGACAAAAATCTGGCCGCTGGATTGGCACAGGCCACGGTAAGTCAGATGCTGCTTATGAAGTTTTTAGTGACGTCAACTTAATCAAATACGGGCTGAAAAAAGTATGAGCGGCACGAAATTCGCCTCCTTACTCCCCTTACTGTTACCGCTGGGCGCCTGTAATCCCAAAGTCGACGTTGACGATACCACACACACTGTGACCGGCGACACCAACGTCAACCTACGCTATGAGTTTGTCGACCAGATTTATAAACTTTGTGTTGATAGTGTCGGTGAGGTGCCAGATGCCACTAAGTTAGTAGCGCAGTGTACTTTGGACAATATTAAGGTGTTGGACATAGGTGATATAGGTGAAGTGGTGGACAACAGCGACGCAATTTGTGCGACCTTAACGCCAGAACAGCAGTTAGCACTCGGCGAATTCTGCAACTAAATAACCTTCTTCTGTAAGTCCTGTAATAAGGCGAGGTGACATTGAACTACACTATTATTGACAGCGCCGATAAATTGCAAAGTTTGCGCGACTGGCTGCCTGAGAAAACAATGATTGGATGCGACCTCGAAACGAATTCACTGGGACACGTCGACGGAACAGTGGTGGGCATTGCAATCGGCGACTCTTCTACTGCCTTCTACATTATCAGAAAACGATGGACAGGAGTCGAGTTAGTAACAGTAATTGACGACGTACACATTTTGCTAATTCTACAATCCCTGTTATCCAAACGTATCGTCAATTGGAACATTAACTTTGATGCGCGTTTTTTGCGGTCTAACTTTAATGTGGATATTGCACCGTCTATCTATGCCGACCCTATGACGATGTTGCACTGTCTTGATGAAAACAGATTTGCGTATAAGTTGAAGGAAGTGGCCGCTGAGTTTTTAGGTGCCGATATCAATGAAGACGTCGAGGCTTTGAAAAAATCAGTTGAGGACAATGGCGGTAGTTACCCCTCTGAACTGTATAAAGCAGACCAATACGTGCTAGGCCGCTATGCATGCGGCGACGTAATTAAAACCATGCGACTGTTCAACATATTTGACAACCGTCTTAAGGCTGAGGGCCTATCTAAGTTTTACTATGACGACGAATATATGCCATTACTTAAACATGTACTTGTCGACGCTACCTATCACGGAGTTCCGGTTGATGTAGAATTTTTGCAGCGAAGTCGCGCAGAAATTGTTGAGGCTATGGATGGCCTCGAGGCACAAATATTACGCGATATAGCACCGCAACTCACTTTATTTCAAGACTGGTATTTGGAGAAAAACTTTAGCCCCAAACGGTCTGGTGGATTTTTACAGGCCTGGCTGCGCTTGCGAAATGTGAATTTACCACTCACCAAGACCGGTAACTATTCGACAGCGGCCAAAGCCCTGACAAAACTTGCGCCTGATAGCCTCGAGTTAGCTGTTATTGAGGGTCGTGAATACATGCCAGCCGAAGAAGTGAAGGTTGTGCAAAAAATAGTGTTGGAGGCATCGGCTACCAACGAGACTTTCAACCTCGCGTCCAAAGACCATTTAAAGGTGTTGTTCATAGATATTTTGAAAGAACAGCCATTGTCACGCACTGAGAAAACACAGGCGCCACAAATCGACGATGATTTTCTAGATGCTATGGCCGCAAAATACGAGTGGGCGCAAACATTGCGAACATGGAATAGATTACAGAAAATAAAAGGCAGTTACATTAACCAGTACTTAGATGGCCAAGTTAATGGCATTTATTACCCTCAAATGCACCAACACCGTACCGTTAGTGGACGACTCAGCGGCGACATGCAGCAGTTGCCGCGACCTATCAGTGAGTTTGACGACAAAGGTAAGCGTATTAACGACCCTGTTGTTGTGGATTTTACTAACAGAATTCGAGCGTTTTTCAGAACCAGTGACGACGAGATATTTGCCGACTTCGACTATGACTCTCAAGAAGTAAGAGTGTTTGCGCATGTCAGTGGTGACGACGCCATCAAATCTATTTTTCACCGTGGCGATGATTTTTACAGTCATGTGTGTATAGGTGCAGAGCGGCTTGAGGGCTTTAGTGCTTCGAAAAAAGCCGAGAATTACTTGGGCAAAAAGAACAAGGACGCACGTCAGCGCGCCAAGGCCTACGCGCTGGGCTTTGCGTTCGGCATGACCGCTTACAAATTAAAATTTGAACTTGATATCAGCGAAAGTGAAGCTGCGGCCATTGAGGCCAACTACTTCGCAAGTTTTCCCAAACTCAAACAAACAATTGAAGAGTCAAAGAAATTTGCACTTACTAATGGCTATGTAAAAGTTGAAAGTGGCAGAGTGCGACGATTTCCGCGCATTCAAGAATACTATAGGCAATATGGTGACGTGTTGTTTAATGGCCTTGACCTCTGGAAACAGTTCAATGAAATGCCAGCATCGTATGCTCGCGCCAAAGAAGTAGCTGGTAAGGTAAAAAACTATGTGAATAATGCCATGAACGTAAAGGCACAGGGATTTGCTGCGTCCATAACAGCGAAGGCAGCGGTTGAGATAGCTAAGGCGTTGAAGGCTCAAAACATTGATGGGTATATTTGCGCGATTACGCACGACCAAATAACAGTAAGGTGCAAACTAGCTGACTTAAAAACTGTAGCGCCTCTCATGAGCGACAAAATGGCTAACACAACTGTTATTTCAGTGCCACTTCCTGCGCCGCCAGGTTGGGGTAACACGTTTGCAGAATCTAAAAATGAACGAGATTGGAAAGAGTTGGAAAACGTTTAGGGCGCAAACAATTCCTTGTCGACTTCGCACCTTAGTATGACGTTGAAGCACACCCTCATACTTTGCATTGTTTGCGCCCTAGTAGGCGCTGGCCTCAATAGTTATATGCGCGCTCCAGTAACAGTGGTACAGACCAAGGTTGTTGAAAAAGTTGTCAACCGCGATGTAGTGAAGGTAGTTAAACAAACTAAGGCGCCCGACGGCACTGTTGTTACCGAGACTGTTGTTACAGACAAATCTACGGCTGAAACAAATTCTGCGACATCAAAGGCCATTAGTGTGCCTGCCCCCAACTGGTTAGTGGGTGCAACGTATGCCATTAACAGTCAGTCGTATGGCTTAGCCGTACAAAGGCGCATCGCCGGTCCAATATTTGCGCATGTTAGTGTTGAGCAGAGTGGCGCAGCGTCGATTGGTTTATTAATAGAGTTTTAAAAACCCAACCTAGGAGTGGTTATGAATGAAAAAACACCTGTTAAAATTGTATTCAAAAACAGCGATGAAGCCACAGGAGTTGTCGCCGGCAAAGTTTATGACGCCGTGAAGATGACCAGCCTACCTATTGGTCGCCTACGAGATGACGGAACAGCTGCAAACTGGTATTTAGTAACTTATGAAGACGGTAATCCAGGAATGGTAAGAGAGTCTTCTGTAGAAGAAGTTAATTAGAATTTAATTTGTGTGCGGAGGCGTGGAAATCGCTGAGTTGCTGGTCCAGACTGATAAACTCTAGAACACGCACTTAAGACAATAATGGGTAGTGAAGTCGAGGGTAATTGCAACGAGAGTTGTTAAACCTTAGTAACTACATCGCTGGCGTCGCGACCAGCCCGCACACACCTTTTAAGTGGGTTTATCCACTATCTCAAAAGCTACATCAATGTAAAATGAATCGGCGGGCACTTTAGATGAATGGAGTGTCGTTACAAACTTGTCGTCATGGCCTATCACAGTGGCGCCGCCTCTGCCCTGATATTTCTTGAGCATTAGGCAGTCCAACACAACTTTTTCGCAATTCGAAAGGTCCATGCTGAACGCTGATACTGTACCGGCTTTGGTGTAAAATGACTGTCGATGAACGCCGAACACCAGCGACAACTTCATTACGTGCTTCAACGGTTGAAATTGTGATGCAAAAGCCGTGACTGCGTCAGAGTGTTTCGCATAATGGTGAAAAAAGTGTTGTTCCCATTCGTTGTACTTAGTTGTTTTAAATCGCCTGTCGCGACAATAAACGGCATTTATACTAATACCTGGTATCGGAAGAGTGAAGTTTAGTGTTGTCATACATAGGTGTGAAGTCGACAACCTAGTCTTTAGATTTCATCGCCTCATTAACATCATCAGGTAATTTCGCCTTAAGTAATTTCATGAGAGGTGCGGCAATTGGCAACCCAAGCCTGCCTAGGTTTTCCAAAATACTGAATAACTCGTATACGCCGTAAAATGCACAAAACCACTTGCCGGCTTGATGCGCTGTTATATCAAACTCTGCCAACAGAGGCGACGCTTCCTTAGCGGCCGCCAACGCTATCAGGAACAATGCAACGGGCTTTAGTTTTTCGCGAAACTTGCGACTTTGAAACCCTTGACCTTCGTGCCTAGATGCCAAATAACCAGTTAGTATATCAATGACGACTAACACGCCTATAGCCTTGGCCAACGGCAAATACGGCTCAAAATAACTAACTACAATGGTCCAAACTGCTACTAACAACCAATCTTGAGTTTTCACGTTAAAAACCTTTGGCGTAGAAACGGCCGCCAGTAATAGAGCCGACTGCGCCAGTATCAGTCCAAACAAATCTTACCCATTGGTAGCCAGGGTCCGCCATATTCCAAAACGCTGTTGTACCGGCTGGGTCAGTAATAGCAGTATTGGCAATATCACTCCACAAATCAGTTCCACTTGGAATAATGTTTGGCTGATTATCGTTTTTACTGTTGCAAGCTTGCAACTTAAATGTGCCCAGTGGTGTCCCAGTGATATACAACTGTATGCTGTACATGCCCATGTGACCAACCCACAACGGCTCACTAGTGTAGTTAGTCGCTAACGATGCCGCGGCTATGGCCTTATTTTCAATTTTCACGACTAGTTTCCTTTGTAGTTGTTTGTTATTCAGTTGGCTCGCTATTGATAGTGTTCAGTTACAATTATGAGTCCGCTTCCGCCAGCGCCGCCAGCTGAACCGTTGGTACCTGCGCTACCAGCTGTTCCCCCAGCTCCAACTGCATAAGCAAATACTTGCCCAGCACTTGGTTGAATGATTGCGTCGACATATCCACCAGCACCGCCGCCTGGACCTGTGCCGCCAGCTGAGCTCGATGTTCCGCCGCCACCACCACCTGCTCCTGAGTTGGCAAGTCCCGCAAGTCCCGCAGAAGTGTGCATCCCGCCCGCTCCGCCTCCGGCAAATGGCGTAGAGGCACCTTGACCACCAGGCATTGACGGTGCCGTGCTACTACTGTTAGAGCCGCCTTGGCCCGTGCCGCCGGTAATAGCCAAACCAACTGCCACGCCAAGTGACGCAGTTCCGCCGGCGCCCTGACTACTCGCAAACACTCCACCTGTGCCGCCATTACCGGCCAGAATACCGCCGCCGAACGTAGTGTTGCCGCCTGTGCCGCCACTCCCACCGCTTGCAGTTCCACTACCTGAGCCGCCACCTCCTGCTCCTATCAACCTAACGTTAATCCACTTTACGTTTGCAGGTGTTGTGTAGTTTCCAGAACCAGAAGTGAACGTTTGAATCGTTGGTGGTGTAAATGTTTGCCAGGTCGCTGCTGCTGCACCGTTTGATTTTAGATATTGGGCCGGAGTTCCAACTGCCGTTTGTGTGAGGGTATTTGAAGCCCCAGCTATAAGCACAGAACCATTTGTTGAACCTACAAACTGACTTCCATCTTTGAGAGGTGTATATAGTGGCACAGTTACGTCCCTTCCGTTAGGCGGGCGTTGCCGTTGGCAGATGCCCAAATCCCGTCGATGGCGCCTGTATAGCAGGGTTGCGGCAGTTCATAGTAAGATGCTGGTGGCATTTGCAATGTGTAACTAGTGGCAGATGCCGTCGCGCCAAACTTCACATACAGTATTTGTGTGGAGTCGTTATAAATTGTCGCAAACTTTCTACTAGTGTTAGAGGCCAACAATGACACTGACGTCGCAGAACTTGCTACATTCGACAATGTTGCTGTTGCAGGTCTCGATTGAACAGTGTTGTATATGGCGTCAGATGCAGGTGCTACAGACAGTGACGCTGCGGCAGTTTTAATGCCCAACGACGCCGGTAGTTTTGCAGATGCCGCAGCAAGTGTGGCTTCGGTGGCCGCGCCCGTTGGTAAACTCACAGTACCAGACACATTTGTAATATTCCACGTACCAGACTGTGATACCGGCACTGTTGATGCGCCAGCAACATAAACAGACTTTATTCCTAGCTGGTCGCCACCAGCATTACTAAGTTGTGCCAACGCGTTGACCGTGCCAGACCCATACGATGACACTCTCATTCTAAAGTACTTAAAGCGAACTGGAACATAAAACAAAAGTGATGTAGCCCCTGCACCACTCACACTTGTCACCGGTAACACTCCTGAAGTAGCTGCCAATACTTGTTGTCCCAACACACTAAAAAATGTTGAGTTGTCATTACTACCTTCAAATAAACACGTGGCATTGAAGGTGCCTGTAACAGCTATGTTTATAGACCTGTAGTTAGATACATCAGTGGAGGCAATAGGTGTGTCGTTTAGAGCGCCTCCAGTTCCACTAACAGTCGTGGATGGTGACGTCACAGGTATCGATGATTGGTCACTAGCCAACACTACAGGCGCAGAATTTGCCATGGTTTTTTGTCCAAGTGACTCTGGAGTACCGGCTTCTATGTCTTGTAAAATAGCTGTTTGTACTAACTGCTCTGCAAGCGTGGCGCCACCCGATATAGTGATTGACCCAGCCGGTGGATAAACAAATGTAGTTATGGCCATACTAGGACCCCACTGTCTTAGAAGTTAAATTAGCTGTTAGTGTTACGCCAACGGCGCTACTGGGCGTCCATACAAATCGAAGTGCACAAAATGGAAGGGAGGTAAGCAGAATCTGGCATTCGGTGTCGGCGGTCAGGGTAAGCGCAGAGCCAAAATCCAACTCGTACCAGATATAGTCGGAGGCTGCGAGGCTCGCCGGTATAAAGTTAGTGGCTTCAACTTTAAAAGTGCCATCTACAGCACCACTAAACTTGCAGTGAAGTGACATATTGTCAGAGTTTTGTAGTACATTAGTTAGATTAGATGTCTGGATGGCATTCGCATCCACGGCATCCCAAACTTTATCAGTGAAAGACGATTTACGTGCCAACTATAACCCCCTTGTAGGTGTGGGCGCTTGTGGCGCCAGGTCTCACAAAGGTGCAAAGTCGACAGCGGCACAGCCGCCTAATCGTCTAAGGCAGCGGTAGCACTTTCATATTTTTCCGCCACATTGATACTGGCGGATATAGACGGCGTAGAACTTGGTGGAGCAGCAAACAGTGTTTGAAGTCCCATGACATTGGCAGGCGCCATAGACGCATCAGCCGGAATATCAAGTAGTGTTCCTAACTGCAGTTTTTGCTGATAAGTGAGATTGTCACCTTCACTGTCGATTTTGGAGGCCACGGCATCTTGCGCCTGTTGATACAGTTTCGGATAAACAGACTTCAGTACTTCAACACCCTCTCTACTCAATTTTCCATGACTTAAATCACTAAATACGGATTTGGGGTTTTCGATTGCGGTGAGATAACGTTCAAGTTTTGCCATTTCTTGCGAGTTTATCAACGGCGACTTTTTCAACACGTCAAATATGCCGCCAGTCGTAGTGCGTTTAGGTATTTTCTGCGCCAAAAATGCCAAACTGGCTAGCGACGTTCTGTCAGCAGCATCTAATATGTTTGGAGCGTACTGGTAATAGGGGCTACTGTTGCGTGCTGACAGCGCTAAAAATTTGTCTGGCGACGTCGTGAACACATCAACGTTTTTGGCTAAATTCTGCAGTGCCTGATTAACGTCTTTTGGTTTTTTTACTTTGTCGCCGCTATAGTCATAGCTTAGTGCTGACTCAGCAACCTTAAGTGGCGCAACCTTAGGCACTACATTCTTGGCACCACTAAAAACACCCCCCACTGTTTTTGCGATGTACTTAGACGTTTCTTGAGCGGCCTTTTCTAAGTCAAAAAGTACTGCAGCGTTGCGACGTGCATCACTGTTCAGCGCTGCTCTACCAACGCCAGCAATAACAGCGCCTGGTCCACCAAATACTGCGCCGCCGGCAGCCGCTGCAGCCATATCTTTGAGTGACCCACCGACGTCAGCCATACGGCTGCGCTCAGCAGTGTTTTTAATTGTGTCGGCTATCTCACTGCTGTAGCTAAACTTTTTGTTTTGTTCTTTTAACAATTTAGCCAAACTTGGCGACACTGAGCGCGCATAGTTGTCAAACTCTTCACGAGCCACACCGCGAATTTCACGAAATATATCTTTTTTGGCGTCGCCAACAACAGCGTCCCAACGTGCCAGTTCATCGGCTTCAAGACGAAATTTATTTAGTTGCGATGGGGATAATTTGTCTTTAGATGTCGCCAACTGCTGGTAAAACGAAATTTGGTCATCAATGAGTTTGCGAGACGGTTCTAACGCTGGGTTTATTAACTCAGTGGGAGCAGCACCTGTTACTACTGTTACTTCGTCATCAACAGTTTTTACCGCATTAATTGTTTTTGCGCGCAGTTCCTGCAATTTGTTAACTACTTTGTTGGCGTAGTCGCGCATCAACGGCACTTCGCCTTTGGACGCCATATATGCTACTTCCAATTCATCTGCTATTTTACCAATTTCTGCGCCCGCTGCGTCTTTCACTGCCAGTGCCTTTTGCTCTCTAACTACAGCGTCGTCTAGCAAGTTCCACTTCATTTCAGACTTTGCAAAATCAGGTAGTTCTTCCAAAAATTCTTTGCCGAACTTTGTACTTTTTAGTTTTGCTGCTTGCGCTGGTGTGCCGCCAATCTGTTTGTAGGCGTTTGATACTTTGTCGACTATGCTGCCAGATTCGCGAGTTAGTCGTTGACCAAATTTTTCCACCGTCGGTGCAATTGCGTTTGCAGCACCAAACATCGCGCCTAAGCCTCCGCCTATCAACGCACCAGGCCCCACAGCAGCTAGTAAGTTTTCGGCATTTAAATCTATATCGCCAAGCGCGTTTTCACTTAATAACTTTCCAGCGCCGAACGCCGCACCCTCTATGCCGCCTTCGACCACCTTTGGTGCCATTTTAGCCGCCAGTGATTTTGCAATACTCTTTTTTACGCCGGCTTTTGCCGCCTCACTCATTAACAGTTTTTCAACGGCTACGCCTGCAGCGGCTGCGCCCTTAGTGACCGCCGAAACTCCAGAGCCGAGGGCTTGCGCGCCTTTTGCAGCGGCTGATGTGCCGCCACTTAGCAGTGCTGAGCCAACTATTGCACCCACTTCGCCCACATTACTGCTAATTGGATTTGCAGACTCAAGACCTTTTAGTGTGTCAGCGTCTACCAACCCAGTCTTTGTCAACAGTTGGTCACTGAGTCCAAACGATAGCCCGCGAGCTGCCCCAGCCGCACCGGCCAAGCCAGCGCTTAACGGGTCACCATATTGTTGTTCATACGATTCTTGTTGGACTTCGGCAAATGGACGTAGTGTGCCTCCACTTTGCAACGCCTTTAACACTTCTGACGAGTCTACAGTGCCAACTTCATTTGAGTCTTGAAAGGCAATATTAAACTTGTCACCCTTTTTAGGTGCATACACACCAGACGCCAAATAGTCACTGACGGCGTCATGAGGCACCGATTCAATTTGGTTGGTTTGCGTGTTAAACAACTCATAATTTTTTTGCACAACAAGTCCTTTTGTTTACTTTGATATAAAGGTGCTAAGTCGACTGGAGGCTGGTGGCGCTACTTCAAGGCCTGCGTTCTTAGCACGGCCATTCATGTCACTGTTCAATTTATGTTTTATATTTAACAGTTTGGCCTGTTCGAGTGGCGTGTAACTAAACAACTTAGTGGGATTGCCAATTAAGCCTTCAAGCACTTTTCGCTCTTCAATGTTCAAAATACCGGGGCCTGTAAACGGCAGTCGCAATGCTCCTACTAGCGCTTGTACTTCCATTTCGGCAGCGGCCCTGTCTTTAGGAGACAACCTGTTAGCCTTACCGGTTAATTCCAACAACCTGTTTGTACTGTCAATCGCCGGCTGTACTTCGTCCTTGTACTTTACAAAGTCCTTAGCTAAATCGGCGTTTGCGGCGTAAGCGGTTTTGCCATTCCAGTTCGGCACTGCTTTTTTTTCCATGTCAGAGATAAAAGCTTGAGTTTCTTTTGGAAGTCGCAACAGCAGTGATGGGTCAATAGCTTTGCCAGCAGCTTTAGCATCTACAATCGCTTTACTTAATTCAACCTGAGACTGGTGCTGTGCGAGTTGTGTTTTGATGGCGTCTTGTTGCTGCTTCAGTTGCCCACTTGCAATTTGATAATTGGCTTGTGCTTTAGCGCCGCCAGTTTTAGCCGCTATGTTTTGCATTTGAATGTCAGCTTTTTGTAACAGTACGGCCCTGGTAGCAAGTTCTGCGCTGGTTTCATCACCAAACTGTTGTCTAAATTCACTTAGCATATTTTTTGACATGGCGGCAGACTCACTAGCCACTTGACGTTTGTTAGCCAAATTCGTTTTTTGAGCGTCTATGTCTCTGTCAATAGCAGAATTAATTATGCCTAGCGCTTGGTTTTGCGCGCCAGGGCCTTGCAAAGTTGCACCGATGCCCGACAGGGCTATAGCGATTGCAGCGCCAATCTTGCGACCAGTGTCAGGGGCTCCGTCACTGTTATTCCAAAATCCGTTAGGGTCTATTTTTGCCTTAGCAACGTCAGCATACTCTGCGGCTTTTTTCTCGTAATCAGCCGTTTGAGACTTAATACGAGCATCAAAGTCTTTTTTAAGTTCTTGTTGTCGTTGTTCAGATTCTGCCAGGGCAGCGGCCTTTTTATCGTTCTCGGCGACGATAGCAGCAGCAGCGTTTGAATCTGCGTCGGCCGATGCCTTTAAGCCCCCCAACAGTTGGTTCATGCCAGCGCTCTGTTGCTGCACTGGAGCGGCGACGCCTAACAATTGTTGCGCTGGTGGAGCAGTGTCGCCACCAATACTTTCAAAGGCTTCGCCGGGCATAGGTGGCGCAGAACTTGCCTCGACGCCACTGTTCATGTTGCCTGCAGAGGCGGCTATCGCTGTTGGTATAGCAGTTCCGATGTCTTGTACACGTTCTGCTACTTCTGTGCCATCTGCGTTGCTAATTTTATACGGGTTAATGGGCGCCTCAACACCAGTGCCATAGTTAAGTGCTTGTGCATCTTGAAAATTCTGCTCCGCCAACAGTTCAGGGTAAGGTATATTGCCAGCATTAACTGCATCAATTTTTTGTTGCGCCTCAATTTCAAAATCAGTGGGGGGCGTAAGTCTAAATGTTACATCGTTACTAGGCACATTAACCGCCTTTTTTCTTAGATGCTAAGTAGTCACTGAAGCCAGCTACACCTTTTTTGCCATATTGTTTCGCTGCAATACTCTCGAGAAATGATGAGGCGGAAGCTTGTCCGTCTTTAATATCTGTCTTAGCATTTTTGTCGCTAAACATGGAGGCAAGACCTGCGCCTGTTTGCACAACTCCACCTAACAAACTGTTGTTTCTATTTCGTCGGTTGGCATCTTCGGCATCTCTATTTGATGTGGCACCAGATGCTGCTTGTCCCAACCCATTGGCGAAACTGCGCTGGCCATCTAAATATCGTTGAAAGTTATTTTGTGTTGTCGCTGTCTCACGCATGCCTGCATTTGCAATCTGTGGCGATAGTTGTGCGTTTGCTGCTACAGCACCTCTAGACGCTTGCAACGCACCCAGTGCACCACCGGTAACAGCGCCGCCTAACGCTTGTTTCATAATTGCTTCGCGGCCTTGTTGCCCCTGCAAATTTGCAATTGCCATAGGGTTGGTAGCCGCTTGTTGCGCCAAATATTTTCCATAGGTAAATTGGGGTTGTAGGAATGCCGTATTGGAAGAGGTGCGCGCGGCAGTGTCGTCGGCTCTCTGTTTTTTCATTTTTTCAATATCAATGATAGGCGTTTGCGGAACTATACCTACGCCTCTGCCAATGCCAGCCATTATTTGCCGCCTTTCCATTCTTCAAGTTTTTTTTGTCTTTCGTGTAAATCGGCCATAGCAGCGAGCATGACGCCGAAACCCTTACCGTAATCAACCATTTTGCCTTCAGGTGTATTTTGCACCATACTGCGACCAACAGGGCCTGCTTTTTCTAAATCTTGCGCCATCACTGATACGAAGTTGCCGTGACCAGCACCTGGCATGTCGGGTTTTTTATACTTATACTCATAGGATTGTAGGTGGTCTAAGAATGATGATGGTGATTTTGGTTTTATATCCGTTTTAATGTTTCTATCGCTGCCTTCCCATGTAGGTTGCAGTCTATAACTTGGAACTGCAGATGAAGACGGAGTTGTAAGCGAAGCAGGAGCTGTAGAATTTTGAGCACCTCCGGCACCACTGGCCGCTGCAGCGCCGATTGTATTTAGAATGCCCCCAGTCGTTGCGTCCCCACGAGCCTGTTGTGCTTGTTGCACAGCTTGACTCTGGGTCTCTGCCGCCACTTGTCCACCATATTGGCCAACTAGACCGGCTTGTTGCCCCTTTAAGTAGTCACCATACGCCGCTTGTTGTTGTTGCTGCGCTTGCAACTTTGAAATGCTGTCAGATTGTGCTTGTTGGCGAGCCAGTGCTGCTTGGGCAACCTCAGCGTTTCTGTTAACTACATTGGGGTTAAACCCGCGAGCACTCCTAGCTTGAGACAACAACTGCTGTAGTCCCTTAGAGTTGTTAGATGCCAACAATGGCTCAATAAATGTTGGAGCAGTGCCAGATGCTTGTGCCGCCAAGTTGTTTTCAAACTTTTGTTGCTCTGGCTTCAAAGTGTCTAAATTTGCATTAACAGCGGCGCCAGTGTCATAAATGGCTAGTTCGGTCGCGTCGGCTGCAGGCGCACTTTTACCGCCACCAAATAACCCTGAAAATGCATCGCCAATAGGCCCCAAAACATTTCCGCCACCGCTACTCATTGGCATCCGCCACTTCTTTAACCATGTAGACAAACCTTTCGTCGGACTTAAAAACTTTAAAGCCGTAGTTTATGTATTTGCGTAGGTTGGGTGTCACTGTTGTAGTTGACGTGGCAACAGTAGTGGTAATGTATTTTAGACCTAGCTCGCGCGCTTTATCTTGTAGATAGTTGGCCACATCCACTGCTAGTCCAGACCTTCGGCGCTCTGGTATTACATATAAGTCAGCTATATATAAATTGTCCGTGGCCACTTGGTATTTGAAAAATCCCCACTCGTATTCTTCTACAAACGAGCCAATTTCAATTTCTTCGACATACATGGCATAGTGACTTTTACTCATATATAGGTGTGAAGTCGACAGCCTCTACGTCAATGCAAACCCTTTGGACGACGCCAGCTGGTTGTTAGACGCCTTAACACCAACCCTCACGGCAATATTCGATAGTATGAAACCACCTGTTGGGCCACTCAACGACGAGTCTTCAATTTTCAACTTGAACGCTGTACACTTTTGAATTTTGGGAAAAAATTGATATTCGTAGTTGGTGGGGTCACTACTTACCGCGTGTGTGTAAGTGTCGACGTATGTGTCATCGTAATCATAGGCTATCGACACTGTTAGATTGTGGGCACCAACATACTTGCCCAATATATAAATGACATACAGACGTTGATAACCTTGCAATTCACCCAACGCCACCCACGAAGTTACAATTTTGCCGGCTATGTAAGAGCCGTTGTCGCTGTATGCTCCAGGCGTTTCATAATGGACGACGCCCGTCGATTTTGCGGCGTGAAAAACACCGTTGTATGTGCATGCACTTGTAAATGAAAAGTTTTTTCTAACTGTCCATTTTGCGGCGTAATAGTCATAAATTAAACAGTTACCGGCATTTGTTATAAACCAAACTTCATTCTTTGTTTCATGTAGTATAGATTCAACAATAGTCTCACTGTTATAGTCTTCAACTTTGTCGCCTATGTATTGAACAGTTTGGCCGCGTCCAAAAACATGCAACCCCTTCACAGATTTAAAAAATATGCCGACTGGAGTACTAATAACAGAACGTGGCTCGCTACAGCCGATATCGCCGGGCACTAACGACGGTGGATTGTAGCCTCCAACCCCTAAGTCGTTAGGACCATCTCCCCCCAACACATAAATAGCCGTTTCTTTAAAAATGGCTAATATTTCATCGAGACTTGCCAATGCTTTTGGTTTGCCACCTTTTGCACCCAACTGCAGAGTTAGGTTGGCGTTCCATTCAATAGGTGTGGCTTCAAGACGTTGTTTTGAATATGACAACGTTAGTGAATCTTCATTAATGCTAAACACCCTCGTTTTGTGAGGGGCTAAAAACGATGTAGTAGGAGGAACATTATTTTCCAACTCATCACTGTCTGTATATAACACTGGATTTGCAGTATTGGCCACAGCCGCTGAAGTTAAAACTACAGTGGTGTTTTTTGCTGAGGTGTCGATTTTAGATATAGATGTTAAATAATGAAGTGTACCAGACGCCTCTGTTATATAAAGTTCAATATATGTAGTTTGCTTTTGAGTGACTCTTAAATTTTTTATAACTATAGTTATGGTTTGATTGCCGCCCGAAGTGGTAGCGGTGGCGGTGACTGGTGCACTAACATGCTTTTGTCCGTTAACGTCGTACCAACTATATATAGCCGCTAATTCATATGAACCAACTGGTATTGAGCCACCTGCACCCACAGTTGTACTCACTATAGCCACCGGCTCTAAAAACCCATCTTCAACAAAACTTACTCCATCGTAGTAATATGGAATTGCTGAGTTATAATAAGTGCCAAAATCAAAATTCACTGGCTTTACAAAACTGGACTTAGACGGTTCAAAAACATTTCTATTAATTGTAAACGAATATTGGTTTGTAAACCCAGATTCACTTTGATTTGACGACCCTATTGTTATTGTCGACCCTGACTCATTTAATTTAAACAGTGATATGGGCGACGATGTGTTTAGAAATGTGCCATTTATACTTTCAAATCTAGAAACAACAGCACCGCCAACACTAACAATAAATAGGTCGCCAATAGCAGGCGCGGGCGAGGTACGCGATGGGTTAAAGGCCGCAAAATAGTAATTTTCATTTACATAAACAATGTTAGAAGCCACATACCAATTTCTAATAACAATGCCACTACCAAACACGACTCCAGATGCGTCTACAAACCCATAAGCCGTAACACGCCCTGTGGAAGTGCCATCATCTGTACTAAGTAACAACAAACCTTGATTAACAGACGACTCTACACGATGACACGCTAAGTATACATCGGTGGACGACGTTCCACTAAAAACAGTGGTGGCCGCGAGCACTGTCGCCAGCCCGTTTGTATAGACGCCTGTTTTATAGCCGCCAGACGTAGAGGCAACAAACAACCTAACGTCGTCCACTCCGGATGAACACAGTGACGCTCTTAAACCAACTGTTGAAAACCCTGTCAAAACTGTGCCTGTACTTATAGTTAACGACGAGTCTATCGACGAGATAGTGACGCTACCGCCGGCAGCAGTCGACGACCCTGTTACAAACAATTTACTTCCTGATTTGCAATAGCCGCGCATGTTGCCTGTAACACTAGCGGCCAGGCCAAAAGTAGGGCCTGTAAGTGTACCAAGTGTTGCGCTGTCAAATGTATAGACAACAACACTTCCGCCATCGTCTATAAATATAAAAAATTTGGAAGACAAATAATCTACATAAGTTACGCGCGCATTAGTTGGGGTGCTGGGAGTAAATGTATATTGTTTGATAAGAGTGTTAGTAGTTTTATCGAAGACATCAACATTATAATCGCCGCTGGCTACTTGATAAACTGCTACTATGTAATCGTCGTTTTCGCCTACTCGTGTTTGAGGACCTTGAATAGCGGCGAGGTTCGACGTCAAACCTGTTTTATCTTGCTTACAAACTGGAAATAAATTCAAATATTTCCAAGCAGTTCGCTCAGGACTATAGCTAAACACCCCTTCTTTTGCAACTTGCACCAACTGAGATTTAGTTTGATTGATGGACAGTGACGAGTTGAAGGCCGAATCAATTGTTGCGACTGTCATTGCCATGTTACCGTCGGCTTTTTTAAATGCCTTAGTGTCAGTGTACTTTACATTTTCTAGTTCTAAAAAATCTACAGCTGCTACATTTTTACTATCTGTTTTGGTGTCTAGGCCACCAACTACACTTAAGTTAAACTTATTTTTTTGCAGTGCCATACTAAAACACCCACAATGAAACAGTGGTGGAGGCGCTCGCAGTGATTGTCACCGATGATTGAAGGGCGTCTGAGCCCAACGAAATGTTGTCGTTGAACGTTGAGGCAACACTGCTGCTAACTACTATGTAGCCGCTAATACGTCTGCCTAGTTTGTGATTTACAACGTTTGAGCCGCTGGTAAGCGACACTCCTGCCAAAATTGACCCACTTAAGAATAGATTGGCATTTATATTGTCAAATGCCGCTTTTACCTTAGACTGCATCTGGCTAAGTTCTTGGTTGTTGAAATTTAAAGTTTGATAGTTTGCGATTACCATGGATAGTTACCAACAGTTACATCTGTGATACGCGACGGATTAGCAGCGTCACGATTGGCGGCCATAACTTCGATACGTCGTTTCAACTGTTCTTTAACAGCCATAAGTTCGGTGGTGTCAGTTTCTTCTTTGCGCAACATTTTTATAGCTGTATCAACAACTACATATTCGTCATAGCCATTGATGTTGTCCAGAGTATCACTGCCTGCCACTAGCTTAGTTGCCACTGGCGTGTACCAGAGGCGCAACAATTGCCCGCTGACCGGCGCTGGCATGAGGGTGATGACAGAGCCTGTCAGTCTATATTGAATGTTACAGTTGTTGAAGTAGTAAGTGCCGATGCCCTTGGATGCGTTTCGCTCATTAAAGTTAAATGCCGATAGTGTTTGTAATGTTGTCGCTGAGCCACCATAATCAACACCTTTCAGTTTGTAAAAATCGGTTGGTAAATTATAGGTCGCTGACGTAGTTGTAGTTGTGTCCACACTAGATAGTGAGTAGTCAGTGTCAAATTCTGCGACCAATAAGTCATGTAGTTCGGCTATTGACGAGTTTAGATAATCTGTTATTTCACTATCGGTACAAAACTGACTTGTTTCCATATTTGCTTTATATCGCGCTTGTGCAATAAGGTTTGTAAGCGTAATCGTCATAAATTCTCCAAAGCAAAAAGGCGAGGGGACTAAGGCCCCCCTATCGAACTATTTAGTTGTTCTGCTAACTAACTGGCGGCTCGTCGTCGCCCACGGCACTGCAAAGTTCAATTAGTGACCTAATCGACTCTACAATGCCTTTTACGTCTTTGGTTTCGATGGCCGTAAGCAGTTCTTCAGCAGCAATATCAGAGGGGATAGTGTCGTCGACAATGGCGCCGTCTTCATTCAAAGGCACTGGCGATTTCTCACCGTCTTTCGACATAATCAATGACGCTAATTTGTTAGGGTCTGGCTTCATCAGCATAATCAAATCCCAAACGGAGAATATGATGTGTTTCTGACGACAATTTCTAGTAGCAACATAGTGCCACTGGCTGGGTTAACAGCGGAGCCGGCGTAGTCATAACACTGGATTTTGAATGTAGAATCGGCGACAAAGTCTGTTTGTAAACTTGCAGGTGTTTCTAGAATCTCGACAGCTGCGATACCCGATGCTCCAGACGCAAGAACTGGTGAAATTTTGATACTGATTAGGCGCGCCCATTTGTCCGACAACGTGATTGAGTATTGCCCCGCTGTTGATTCTTTTACAAAAGTGCTAAGGCCGCCGCCTTTCAATGTACCAGCTGTAACAGCACCAGATGCGCCAATCGACACTTGGCCAGACAGTGTTACTACCGCTCTCTCGAGTGTTGCACTAAATTGATTTGAATATTTGTTTGCCATGTAAGTCTCCTTTGAAACTGCTCGACAGAAGTCGGCGGGCGAAGTTTTGAACAGTAGCCCCCCACTGTTCTTACTAAGGTGTGAAGTCGACATGGCGTTGCCACGCCTCACTTCGTTCGGCGGTCTGAGCTGGTTGGGTTTACAATAGTTGCGTCGCTTGCATTGTTTGCGCCTCTAAAAACAAAAAAAGGCCCTGACTTTCGCCAAGGCCTTTTACACTTATAAATCTCTAAGTACTTGATATTACAGCGTAATTATCGCATTTTTACCAGGGGCATAACACGCTAACTGCAAGTAGGCGGCAACGCGAATCTCGAGTGAGTCAGAGGCCGACGCTCTCAACATTTTGTTACCATCCAGGTCTTGTACAAACGGCGCTTTTTTCAAGCTGTGCAATTTCCAAGTGTCCATCTGGAGCATAAACGCAGTGCCTGAAGGACAGTTAGGGTCAGCAACAACAGTCATGACACCCTTTGGTCCTTGAATTTGAAATCCAGGAAAACCAATTTGGTTGTTAACCTTGGTATCAATGATTTGTACTTTTGAACCAAGTGCAATTTGCAAGTTGTAGTAGTCAGCAGGGTTCATAAACACTTTGTCAGGTGCTCCACCCTCTCTCCACAAACGAGTAGCAGCTAACTGCAACACTTCTTCGATAGTGGCACCACCTGGATTAGCGACGCGAACACCACCAAGTCGAGTTGGGTCAACAGAACGGTCAACGCCGAAGAATGCTGTGGCCGAAGGTGCACTAACTGGCAACCACGCTTTTAGGCCAGACAACTTGGCATTACGGTCACCAGAGTTGAAAATGTAATCGTTGGCTGCAACACCAGTACCGCCGTCAATACCAGACAGAGCAGAAACAGTTAGAGTGCCAGAGTCACGGTTAACTGCGCTTACTGTTACTGAGCCAGACTTCAAACTTCCTGAAGTTTCAGCGGCAGCAAAGACCAACACTTGTCCGATTTCGAAGTTAGTGACGTCATTGGCATTTTTCAATACTAGTGATGTACCAGTGACAGAGGCGTTACATTGTCCAACTGTTCCACTGCCTGTGCCATATAGTGCAATAGCTATAGAGCGTCCTAGTGAATCAATGGCACTGTCCATTTCAGTGGTGAGTGCCGACATGAACGCGCCTTTGTCACCTTGTGACGCCAGCATAGTTTCAGAGTCAATAACAGCTTTAGAATAGTCCTTCACGCGAGTGATAAAGAATGCACTCAACTTAGACGAGGTTGTGCCGGCGTTTGCAGTAGTGAAATCAGCCGAGCGATTTTGTGGGTTACCAAATTTAATTGGGATTTTTTTACTGTCACCTGTAAAACCTTCGTCCTTAGGTACCATTGCAAAAAATGGATTGTTTTTGTAAACCATGTTTTCAACGGCTTCAGGTCCGTAAAGTGTTTTGAGGGCAGCGGCAAAAGTAGTCATATCGAGTCCAGCCATGTGGATACTCCAGTCTATAAATAAAAAAATGTTGTTGTGATTTAGTTAGGTGCTTCCCAACTAAGAAGTTCTGCGGCTCGCTTGATTTGTTCGTCGCGTGTTAGCTGCGCTTTTCCGTCGTAAGACAACGGTGCGGAGGCGGCTGCCGCATTTGACAGTGTTGGCGCTGTCTGACTGGGTGTGACTGGGGCCACTTGCGTGAAACGAGACTTTAACTTTTTAGCCTCTGCAATCTTGGATACTTGCTCTTCATAGTACGCTTCGACAGTTTTGGCGGCTTCGGCCATGTCGGGTTCAACTCCGTGCTCCTTGGCGTAAGCAAGGCACGTTTCAAAAACACTTTCGTAATCGCCGTGTAACTTAGTAAGTTCGTATTCGTCGGCGTGTGACTCAATGAAAGTTTGGATGTCGCTTAGTTGACTAGACTTCCAAGCGTCCATTTTGTCTTGTTCGGCTTTAAGTTCTTTTTCCTGTTCTTTAGCCGTTAATTCTTTAAGTTTTGTCTCATACTTCTCATCAAGTTCTTTAAACTTGCGGTCATAAATCATTTCGGGGGTCGGCTCACTGTTATTTAGGCCCATCTTAATTAAGTCGGGATAACTGACGCCGTGGTCTTCCGCCCACTTAATGGGATTGGCCAAAAACTGCGCTTTATAGTCTGGTTGCGCCTTTTGCGACTCTTGCCAAGTTTGTCGTTCTTTCTCAAACGCCAACCGCTGACTTTCAAATTCCTTCTCGCGCTGTTTTACAGCCTGCTCTTTTCGAGCTAGGGCAGCAAATTTACTACCGGCTTTGTCGACTACTACAGGTTTTACAACTTCCGTTACTACTGGCGCGGCTACATTTTCTGCGCCCTCTACGGCCTGTGACTCAATCGTTTCATCCATGTGCACCTATTCTGTTACTTGTTGAGTACAGAACTCGTCTGTACACATAGGTGCAAAGTCGACAATGGCGTTGCCATGCCTCACTTCGTTAGGCGTTTAACAGTCATAGTCAGGCAAATTGGGCGACGGGCGCTTCAACAGCTACAGGCGCTGCTTGTGCGCCAGCGGCAGCATCAACAGCGGTGGCAGCACTATTTTGCTGCGCCAACATTTCTTCTTTGCTTCTGTTTAACAGTTCGTTAGCGTCGTCCATCCACTGTCTAAACAGTTGGAGGGTTGCCTCAGGCGCTTTTTCACTTCGATAGTGCAAATAAACTGATTGGAAAAACTTGATACCATAAGCGAGATTTTGATATGGTTCAGGCGCCTCGTAGTTACCTGTGTCCAACATACGTTCAACTTGCGCTTGAAGGTCGTCGACCCCAGCGTTTTCAAATTTGTTGTATTCTTCGAGGTCTGGAAAATTTAATAATTTTTTTCCATTCTCTGGAGACATCAGACCAGCCGACATCATTTCTTGTATTTCGGAGAGTCGCGCCGCCGGTTCATTTGAAAGTAAGTTAACCGGAAACGCTTGCATGACATATTGGTCGTCATCGAGGCTAACGTCTTTCCATTTGATAGTTCGCAAGAATTTACCGCCAGGCACCGGTACTTCAAAGTCTTTTACGGACTCGTCTACTTCGGCGCCGGCCTCTGCGGCCTTGGCGCGCGTTTCATCAGCAGCGGCATCAAGTTCTTTTGCCAAATCTATCATTTGACGGATGGTTTCGAGAGATGCCGCCTCATACATTTGACCAACTTCCATGAATCGCTGCGACTCTATGTTGTTGTAAGTGCGAAGTGCTTTGCCGCTGTCAAGCCCATCAGGTTTTAGCGATGTAGCTGATAGTTGACTGACGCCAATAATTTCATAGGCCTTAGTATATAGATTTTGTAAGTGATTGAATAAATCAGGTGGGATTTGTCCCAACACACCTGGCGTCGGCATTGTCCCGGCATAGCGAATAATAGTGCCGATTTCGTTGTTGATGTGTGCATCGACAATCTTAGAACCGGCTTCAACATAAACTTTAGGAACAGACACAAGGTGCATACTGATTTGGATAGTTCTTAGTATTTTATTAATTTCTAACTGTAACCCTGCCAACTGTTCTGCAATGCCTTGTGACCAGTAGCCCAAGCTACGCTCTCGCCAGCTAAACTTAACAAATGGAAAATAGTCTTTTTTGTACTTTTCTTCGAACAGTGTGCAGTCTCGAATGCATATAGCGTGCATGCCGTCTTTTTTCTTTGCCGAACTTGGCAACCGCCAACTTTCAACAACCAAAATCATGTCTTTGTTTTTAACAGTTAACTCGCGATTTTCAGTGTTCTCGGTAGCAGCCCACTCAATTTCACTTTTGAACTTTGGAAACATTGCTTTTAATACGTCTCGGTGTATCCACTTTCGCTGATGCATTTGGCGTGGTTCGCCATAAGTAGATTCGGCGTCGTCAATTTCCAACTCATCGCTAATGACTCTGTCGAGACAAATTTTGCGCGTTGAAGCGTCGATGTATACCTTGAGAAACCCATCACCAGTAATGCACGCATCTTTAAAGGCCCGCTGCGCTTTTTTGTAATATTGAGTGCTGTAAAATAAGCCGTCGGCAAACTGCGTAAGTTTTTTGGCTTTTCGTTGGGCGCTGAAATCGCCTCCACTTGTAAGGAACAGCGGTCGTGGCTTTTGAGTCGTTATCTTGGATACAACAGTGTCGACCATGCTTTGGATGACATTTAGTGTGACGCGATTTTGGATACTGTAAGACGGCGTTGCTTTGTTGTACGTGTACGGCAACATACTTTCGTAGTCATAGTTGCCATACAGGCGCATATATTTAATGTTGGCCAAGTGCTGATATGACTGGCGTTCGCCCAACACTGCCAAATATTGAAATATGTCGGAGGCAGGGTTTTCAGCCTTCCACCAGTAATAACTGTTGTTACTGCTCATTGGTTGCCTTCCGAATTTCTTCTTTGGCTAAACGGCGCGCGCTTTTTTTCTTTGCCATTCGCATGGTCATGGGGTCGTGGCAGTACTGACACTTGCACACTTTAATATGTGAATATGGTTTCATAAGCGTGTTTCACCTATCGAGTAGAGTAGTAAAGGTCAGGGTCGTCTTGAGGTAACTCTGGGTTCAATAAGTCTGCTGGCTCAGAAGGAGGGCGTGGAGTTGGTACGTCGCTAAACTCAATTGTGTCTAAAAACGCTAAGTCACTAAACTCTACTTCTAATTCACCAAGTTTCAGTTTTTTGACTTTTAATGTGCGTGCCCATTCTACTAGGGCTTTAGACTCGCTGATATCCACAAACACCTCTATAAGGTGCAAAGTCGACAATGGCGTTGCCATGCCTCACTTCGTTCGGCGCCTGTTGGCGCCACCGTTACCAGTCGTCTTGGGTGAGCATAGCCACGTCATCACTGTTAATGTGAACGCCTTCGGCCTCACGGACGGCCTGTTCATACTTTGCGACTTCCAAATTCTCCAAATATTGCGCATATTGGTCATCAGTAGGGAGGGGGATAATTTGTTTTTGTGTTTTAAAAAAATGATTGCATGCGCGAAATCCATACAGCACCGAATCGCAAATATCTGTGTGATAACGGTCACTTATGACTGGCTTGGCCGGGTTTGAATAATCCCACACCACTAACTGACAATCTTCTTCAAATTTTGTATTTGCAACCGCTTTAAATTTTCCAGTCATCAAGTCATCATTAAGTAATTTAATATTAGCAAACTTTTGGTGTTTATCGGCGGTTTCAAGTGGGATGGAATGTCGCCGTTGGATTTCAGCTTGAATTTTTACACCTAGCGCGCCGGCGTCCATCACCATTTTAACAGGCTTGTACTTTGTTATTAACGGCTCTAACTGCTGGACTAAGTCTGTTATATCGTTGCCCCTAGTAACGACTTCTTCCACCAAAATAACTTGATTTTGCTCAAAGCTATAGCCAAGAACGGCAATGGCATCCGCATCCTTGTACCCAATATCAACGCCGATTACATAGTCCATACTTTGAAACGATGGCAACGTGCTGACTATATTTCTGGTCGGGTTGAACTTATATACCAGGGAGTTTTCATCTTTTATCCACTCGCCGAAGTATTCTCGTCTTATTGAGGGGTCTGTTATTTTTATTCCACGGCGTTCGGCTCGCTCAGCAATAATGACGTCTGCTGTTTTTTTACTCTTCTTTAATATCCAAGGATTTTGGTGCATGGTCCATTTGTGATGGGACCACTTAGGATTGTGATTGGAGTTGTAGAAGTAGCCGGCGGGTACTGGACCGGGGGTGCCTATCAGTATCAGTGAGCCGTCGTAGTCTGTTAAACAGTTCTCAAGTACGTCCTCAACGAATTCTTGGATGTAGGCGCGAAAAGATGCACACTCATCAATATAGATTTTGCGCAAAGCCACGCCTCGAAACTTCTCAATTTCTTCACTGTCTTTGGCGCCCGAAACATAGATTGTATTGCCGTTGGGTAATTGTAAGGACAAATCGGTTTTATCTATTTCACAACCGAGTTGGAACTCTCTGTCGATTTTCAACAAGTCTTTCCAAATGATTTTTTTCGCTGATTTTCTATTGAGGGTGATGTACGCAACATCGCCAACTTCATTCAAGGCTGTATCGAATAAATCGGCTGCACATGCTACGGTCTTACCGGCGCGCCTGCTGCAAACGGCTGTTTTGAATTTCGCCGGGTCTTTTATAAGCTTTAGCTGTTCTGGAAAACAGTATTCTTCTAATACAAATTTAGGCGCCTCTGACTTCTTTTGTGCGGCGGCTAGGCGCTTGGCTAATTCTGTTTTGAGGACTCTCGACGACATACATAGGTGCAGAGTCGACAACCACTAGTCCATTTGCGAGTAGAAATGGCATACGGCTACGTGTTTTAATGCCAAACGCTGCTACACCTATTTTAAGTTCGCCAAAGTTTATTGTTGTGGTTGTGGCTTTGTCGGGCATAGACGCATAAACCTCTTTCCACTTTTTTGACGGCTGATACAAGTATGGGTCGAGTTCACGTAGTAGTCTTTTTACGTCACACTGATGATTTATGTTTAGTTTATAACATGGCATTGTTGAACGCAGCCGGTGGTCAACAGTACCGTTGGTGCGACATTGAAACAAATGAGTAACCAACCACTTGAAGGCGTCCACAGCACTTTTCGATGTATTATCAAATGCAACTCTGTATTTGCCAGGGCGGCAGGCATGAACAGTGCCGTCGGTGTCAAGAAGGCCAGCCAACAACGCCAACTGACTGCTTCGGTTCCATGTAGCCACGACCGATAAATCAATAGATTTGCGTTGTAATGTTTTTCCTTTTAGCCAGGTATCGTAGAGGGGAAAGTTGCGGTTTCGTGTCACTACATACTTATATTTAATACCTGTAAACTTCCAAGTTGTGCCAAGTACTTTGGCCAACCCCGCCGGCACACATTCATCTTGTGAAGTTATTAGAAAGTTTGCGCCGCTGGATTTACAGCTTCCGTTGCCGAGCATAACTCCAATTAAGTATGCGTAGTCACAATTAACGCCAAAATCGACACTGTAACTACCCACCACTGCTTTGTGAGAACTGTAGAGTGTACGTAGGGGCATAGCCTTAATGGCATGTCGACGCGGCCTTTCAGCCTCTGACTTCAAACGCGTGTCAGGGTGTGCATACAACAGCGGCGTTGTTCTATTTTTAATTTCAACGAGAGTTGAGTACGGCGACATATAGGCCTTAGTCACTTCGACCCACTGGTTGTCAGTGCCAATGACGTAGTCGCCGGCCTTTATGTCTTCTATGCGTCGAGGGCCGATAGGTGTCGCCACCAACGTACCGCTACCAAACACAATTAAACCTTTTTCACTTTAGCCGGCTCCGCTGCCACTGGCTTTTCATAGCGAATTTGCACGACATTGTTCCACGGGATGTGTGTGATAAATGGATATTCAGTATTTTCAAAGTAAATGCCGTCAACGGCCTTTGTAATTTTAAATTCTTTCGCATTGATAGAGCGTTTGGTATGGTTTAGGCCTTCGACGCCCTGATAAAATTGCACAAATTCAATGTTCATAAATGCCTCACAAATTGTAATATGGATAAGTTGATTTTAATTTTTTAATGTAATTACCTGCATCGTCTTCGGCTTGTGACACCCCAATTGGAAATCTAAATAATGGGCACCCACTGCGTTTGACTTTGAAAGTGTAAATTAATACTTCAACAGTCTCACTGTTTATGGTTTTGGTGAGTTCGTCGTCACAGCTGATATTGACAACCCTGTCAGCACTTTTAACTGCTACAGCTGCTTCACCTAACATCCACCACTCGTTTAATACTTTAGCTTTGTAGTCATCTAAAGACATCGACAGCCTAGTGGCATTAGCCACTTCCATGGCACGCACCACTGACTTCCAAAATGCCAATCTACTTTCGACTTCGCCAGTTTCAAATTGACCTTCAAAGCCACCAGCCGCTCTGTGATACATGTGGATACCACTAGCGGTGATTAGACGCTCGCCTCCACAACCCTGTACTATCGCTGACCCCATTGAAGCGGCGAACAATGTAATGGTGTGGACATTCTTCAATGTGCGACAATAATCAATAAATGTGCCGCCTGCATAAACAGAGCCCCCTGGCGTATCAAGTACGATGAAAATTGGATAAGTGGCGTCACCACGTTTTAGCACCTTTAAAAACAAATCAACTTGAGCAGCTGTTACTGATTGTCCATTTATTTCTCCTCTAAGCATAACTGTGTTGGCATCGCTTAATTTAATGGACTCTGCCAGCGCGGATATTGCAAACAAACATCCCAACATAATATTAACTAACAACTTCACTATTTTTCCCCTCTTTTTCAGACTCAACTTGGTTTTTAAATATTTCAAATTTTGTGCGTAGGTAGGCAAACTCACTGATAGTTTGAAGGTGTTTGCGTACCAATTCATTTTTGGACATGCCCTTTAGACTACGTCTATAAATGGCAATACCTTGGTCAATGCGCTTTTGTAACAGCTTGGCTTCAGCAGCGGCCTCTGCAGTTTTTAAGTCGCCGGTATCAACAGTCGTTTTGTCGCTAGTCTTGGTTTCCATGACTCTCCTTTAAGTTATTAAATTAGTTGGTCGACAATGCCGTACTCTAAACACTTTTCAGCGCTTAGATAAAAGTCGCGACCCTTGCGTCTGTTTTCAGTCCAAAAGTCGGCGGGTTTGTTTGTGACATCACCCATATAATTGTCCCATTGGATGTCTTCGAGTTCGCGCCGTGCTACTTCATTTTGAATTTCGCCAGCGCGGCCCCTGACTGCATAACTAGCTTCGTGATGCATAAAGGTAGAGTACTTGGACATTCGGCGTTTAGAGCCACTCGCCAATATCAGTGTGGCAGCAGACATGGCGGCGCCATAGCACTCAGTTTCAACACTGCACTTGGATGCCTTCATGCGACCCACAATGGCTAAGGCGTCAAACGCACTACCGCCAAAACTGTTAATGACAAGTGTGACTTTGCCACTGCCGGCGGCTTCCAACAACGCCAAGCCGGCATCAACTTTGGCAAATGTGTCTTCGTCAATTTCTCCAATCAGTTGGATACGGCGCGCTTGCAAATCAATGCCAGAGCGGAACAGCGTAGCTATGTTCATCTCGAGGTATGTTAGATGTGATTGTATGTCCATGGCTTGGCCAGGTGCTTTTTTGGCCATATTTAGGCATCCCTGTTGATGAGTAGATAAGGATGAAACACTAGGTTGAATTTTGGCATGATTGCCGAACAAGACTTGGTGTCGTGAGTGTAACAGCCGGCTGTGCCGGTGATGTGGCCCGCTTCGGCCACAAGTGCCTTAAGTACGCCAGTATTGCGAAACTTCTGCTTTACATAGCCAAAGTGCAACACAAATACATTGTCCACTACCTCATAATTTAAATACCCCAATATGTGCTGAGGGTCTTGGGCATCAACGGCAACCAAAGTCTTGGCAGTCTTCAATAACTTTTCAATTACTTTGTGTTGGCCGTCGTAATAAATATTGGGGGAGACAAATTTAACAGTCGCACTGTCTTTATAACTTTTCAACCATGAGTTAAATATAAAGTTGATGTGCAAATCACTAAATTTGATAATGGCGATAGGTCCGAGTGCGGTTTCTCGAGTAGCCGGCGGGGGGTTAGTGCCTTGTAAGGCTTGTAGGTGCTTTTCAAACTTAGACACAACATTACTCCTAGCTTGCAGATTCAACGTATATATAGGTGCAAAGTCGACAACGCTGCGCTAGCAAGTTCTGCGCCCCTAGAGTAACAGTGCTACGTTAGTTGTTTTTCTTTCCATTTTACGTCGATAATGACTTCTAATTCATAACTATCGTTGTCTTTGCTAGCGAATATTGAGTTAAACAATAGTGATAGCTGGTCAATGTCAGCTTTTAGCGTTGAACGCCGCGATTTGCCTGATACATAAACGCGGCTAACCAGCGTCTCAAGTACTGTATGAAGGTTTTGTAAGTCATAACTGGTGCGCGTAGCGTGGCTGTACTTAGATTTAGTCACTTGACTCCAGTTCTTTTAACTTGTTGATGATTTGCTCAGTGCTTAAGTTTGTTAACTCACCCAGTGCTGCTAATTTGTCGTCAGCACGTTCGCTGCCTGCTATGTCCATAGCTATTTTGGCTAAACTACTTACCGATTTTATTTCGTTGGCAGATAGCGGTTCACTGGTGCGAGACGCCAATTCTTTGTACTTTGATGTTTCGACGGCCAATATGTACTTAAGGTCGTCAACTATGCGTTTTGTGGCATCAACAGGCTCGCCTTTCATGACAACGCCGTTTCTAACTACCTTTACTTTATTTTCCATATAAAGGTGCAGAGTCGACAACACTTAATACATAACAAACATCAACGCTATAACGGCTACTGCCACTACTATTAGTGGTACAAATGACCATAGCGGTGAAATAGGTTCGCCTACTATTTCAATATATGAGTGTTGTGGCTGGACTACGTGAACTTGGATAAAGACCCCGCCGAACTAGGCAGTTGTAAACTTCAACTGTGCCATAGGTAAGTTTGAGGTTGTCCAAGTGATATTGGGGAACTTTGTCGATTGTGCCATAAGCAACTAAGAAGTTAGTTAGTTGCAAATCAACCCAAAACCTAGGTGGGTATATGGCGAAATTGTTTTTGATGGTGCGAATGTTATCAGTCATTGGTGACGCCTAATTGATATAGTCCATAACCACTTGCAAGCATTGCGGCGCTAAAAGCTATTACTACTGAAGCTTGCCAGCCGAATTGAACTGCTACCATTACTGCTACAAACGCTCCAAGCAAGTTTAGCGACACCAACGCCATCACTACCACTTTTTCCATGACTTCACCCCTTGTTAAAATAACAGTACATCACTATTTTACTTGTGTCAAGTGATATAGTGTGGTAACGTTACTTATGCAGCAGAATGAGGCATTAGGTTTATTTAGTGCGTTGAGTTGGCAAGTACTGGAAGCACGATACAAGTACTACATACTAGATGCCGCAACTTTATCTGACTACGACTACGACATGCTAGAGACTCGCTACAAAGCTATAGCCGCAGAGTTGGGATTGCCAGCGAGTGCTTGTGACCCTTGACGCCGCTGTTATTCAAATAAAGGCCATTGTTAGACACTTATATGCACAAGATAGGGCATCAGTGCCGAAAGTGTTTCACTCGGAAGCCAATAAAGAATTGTTGCGACGATATTGGGCTACCGAGTACCAGCACCGCGATTTGGTGGATGTAAAGTCGGCACGAAATGACTTTGAGAGGGCACTAGCGGCGATTGGCAAATTTTCACTCATAGCCGCGACTAAAGAACAGTTGCAGGGGGCGGTGGCCAAGTTCGCTAAGGGGAATAAGCAGCGCAGGCTTGTTGAGCGACTAAACACACTTTTGAAATTTTGCAGTCGAGATTTCAAGTTGCACAAGGATAGGCCAGTTAGGCACCTGGTTAAGTTTGTAACATTGGCCGATTTCAAAATATTGGCCGCACAAATATCTGATAAGCCGACTCGCTTACTTGTTGAAGCAGCATTTTACACGGGCTGCAGAGCCGGTGAACTGTTTGCCCTTAACGACATGAGCTTGAGGGGAACAGTTCGACTACAAGTTCTGCGCCAAGTGGACCGAGACGGGCTTTTGCGAGAAACTAAAACGCGCCGCTATCGCGAAGTAAATATTATTATGGTAGGCGTGGAGTCTGTTAAGAAATGGTGCGCATTCAAAGATAAACAAGGTTTGCGACACCTAAAACTATCAAAAATTGTAGCTAGAGCGTGCAAGGCCGCAGGGTTACCTGTTATTACATTTCATGACTTGAGACACTCATACGCTATCCACTGCTTTTCTAAAGGTTTGAAGTTGAAAGATGTTGCAGATAGTTTGGGCAATTCTGTAACTGTTTGTGAACAGCATTATCTGGGTTATTTGCCATTTGACGACGGTATCGATGTCGCTAAGTTGTTGGCGTCTGAGTAATTCGTGCCGACATGGAGAAATTGGTAGACTCAGCAGACTTAAAATCTGCGGCTTCCTGTTGAAGGTGCGTGCGTGTTCGATTCACGCTGTCGGCATACCTAATTTAGGTCCATATAACCCTAATTTAGGTCACTAACATTCTCTGTTTAAGGTGATTTATGGCTGTTTATGGCTATTTAGCGGCTATTTCACACTATAGTGAGATTGATTATGGCTTGGTGGCCACTACAACTGCAGACTCGGGTTCCCATTTATTAACCATTTCAAATCTACTACCTTCTTCGCCTGCCCAAATTGTTTTGGAAACAGGGTCAATGCCGGTAACAACTGTGTTCGGAACTTCGGCTAGAATTGGCGGAGGTGACATACCAGCGCGCAAGTACTCCTCTAGTACTACATCGGCTATTAGGTTGCGAATGTTGGGCGGAGTATTTGACATGAACTGGAGTAGGACGTCGGCGCCTTTGGCAACTATAGTTGAGCGTTTCACAATTAGTCCTTTCCAAAGTAAGCTTGATAACAAATGTAAAGAACGAAGGTCGCCACTGCTCCCCCCATAAAAAAGAATGCCACGTAGGTATGAGCTACTAATAAGTACATAAGTCCCGCCACTAGGAAAATAGGTAGGATGTGGTTGAATAGCCAACTTCGAGCTTCAGATTTTTTCATCCTACATACTCCATGTTGCGCGATTCATTTATAAGTCTCCTGACTCAGTAGTTCCTTGGCGGCGATAAACGCAAAAGTAGGTCCTGTGAGATTTAACTGCTCATCTAGTAGGGTAATACGGAGTTTTAGTAACAGAGTGCGTGAGGTATGTGTTGATGAACTTAATCTGTTATTAATCTCTCGAACCAATTGTTCTTGTGCCGACCTATAGGATATGTGTTCGCTTGTCACTCCGCCACCTCAATTTCAAACTTTACAAATCCACCGGGCATTTGATAGCCGAGGCACATGCTTTTAGTGTTGGGGTATCTCATAAGCCCGTTAGCCATTTTAAGGTTATAAATGGCCTTGTCTAATTCCCACGCGCCTTCGGCACCGCCAATGTCTGCGCCACTAACGCACAACATGCCTTGGCGCAACTCCACACTAGCAGTGACAACGCCTTTGGGTGTTTCAACCACAACCGTATCAGGAATGTGTCTGTGCAGGTCTGGATGATGAGAAGTTTTAACTTTAAGTATTTTCACGACCGCCTCGCTTTATTGACTTTACTATCTCACAAGTTTTGTGACATTGCAAGTTATTTAATATTACTATGTCACAATAGTACTGTCTAAAGGTTTGACAACGCAGGCACAAGCGACATGTTTAATTTTGGTGTTTTGTTGAAAGGTTACTCCAACACCGCTTTTGATATTTGAATCGTCACGGTCTTTCAACACACTGATATCAAAATAAAATTCATTCACCGCGGCATCTACGATGATTCCATTTTTATCTTTGTTGTCCCACCAAAGAACGTTGCCGTTCATGGAAGCCTCGGCGTAGGCATAAGTTTCAAAGTTTCCAAATTCTCTCTAGACATTCTTTTAATGGTTTCAGAGTTTGAGATATAGTGTCGATTGGAAAAGCCTGGACTATGTTTAAACGTAGCTAACTCAACGCCGAATATTTTCGGCTTAGACATTTGACGTCGCATGAATTTATCTATAGAACACTCTTCCACGCTCACCTCTTACAACTAGATTAGCAACATAGCAACACTATGTCAACAGTTGTTTTACAAGTTTGTGATTTAAATTACAAATGTATCATATTGGCCATTGTAAATTCTGCGACCTTGTAGTACAATGAAGTTAGTAGCTTAAATGTCTACACAGCCACTGGAGCATCCCTAAATCTTTTTGATTCATATTGAGACGCCGGGGGTGTCATATACATCAGCATTACTAGCCGTGTGCGTCGCCCCCACTATCTCACTTTGGTGTATTGATAAGTTTGTAAATCTATGCTACACTGGAAGGGTGTTGTGGGAGGGATAGATAGGCGCCTCTAGAGACGACGTCGAGTTGACCAACTCCCAGAATAACATAGTTTTGGTTATTTATCAAGGTAATGTCACAGTAGTCTTACAATGGCACTGTCGAACAACTTGACGTCTCAGCGGGTGGTGCCTGGTGGGCTTGATTATTGCAATCGCTTAATTTACTTTAGCAGTGACGTAGCAACAGTTGTGCCAAGTAGGTTAAGCCGAAGCAGCCATAGTGGCATTAAACTCTTTGGCCGGCACCAGCGCTGCCAACGCCGATTGAGCACCTGGTCTACCTAGCACCAGCTTCAGGCTTTGGAATAGTTGCGCCCTACCAACTGCAAACAGCGGCTCATCGTCGTCGGTGAATGAGGCGTCGGCGGGCCACTGCTTTAACAGTCGATTGAGTTTGGTAGCGGCCTTGGCGTTGCCATATATTACAAGTCTAAATGTGCCGTCGCCATATTCATAGCTGTGGAGTTGAAGACTGTCGTAGGTGCGTTCCGTGTGTTCATTTTCAGTGTTCATTTTGAAGCTCCATTCTAACGTGGTTGATGTGGCGAGGGAAATTTGGAAAACTTTTGATTTGGTGAAGGGGGGTGGCTAGGGATGGTAGGGGTAGGGCTGTTAATCCTCAAAGACGCTAAATTCTGGGCTGTTAATTGTGACTAAATCACCACGTGGGTTGTGGGTGTGCCAGTGCCAACAAGCCGGCATAATGGTGTCGCGCAAGAACCTTGCAATACTGTCACGGTGGTATGAACAGCGATAGATAGCGTTTACTTTCGATGTCACCTTTGAACGTCGATAGCCTTTGGCGTACATGCGCGCGATGTGGCGGTAGAAGCGAGCGTCGGCGCCCCATAGTTCGTGGAAGTCGGCGAAGCGAGCAAACCGTTCAAGCAACTGAAAGTATTGTTGTTTTTCTGGGCTATAGTTGCGCAGTAATGCTGACGACCTAGGTTGCGAGCGAAAATAACTTGGGTTTTTTAAACCGCTGGTGCTTTCTATGTCGTTGAAGCCAGAGTTTTTTAGTTTTTCGGTCCACTCAGCGTAACTAGCCTTCATATCTCTATTATTCACTGTTTCCCCTGTATCAAAATAATACTATACTAAATTACAAAAGTCAAGTAATATAGTGGCATGACGTTACAAATACATGTAATACTGATGAGTGTTATCGTAAACTACGGCCATCTCGAATATAAGCGTACTATATGGCCTACTTGTAATATAGAGGCCACAATAGCAGCGGAAGCCGACAAAAGTGGACTGGATAGAGGGTTGTTTAGGGCGATTTTGTATCATGAGAGTCGTTTGCGTGTGAACGCGCACAACAAAGTCACTGGTGACCACGGCATTGGCCAAATTAACATTAAGACGGCTAAGGCGTACAGGTTCGACGTCGACAGGCTAAAACGTGACTGTGCTTATAGCGTGGCAGCAGCAGCAAAAGTGCTATTGTGGTTCAAGCGCACTTATCCCCATGAACCACTTTGGTTTTGCCGCTATAACATTGGCACTCAGACAGCACCAGTGACATGCAACTCTTATGCCACTTTAGTATTACAAACGCCGACGCGGCTACCTGCCTCTGAATAGCCGGGGGGGGGGGGCAAATTCTCATTTTTCATCAAATTCTCATTTTTAAAAATGAAAACACCAAAAAACCCTTCTTATTCCACTGGCTTACTTATATATACTTCTCATTTTCTCATAAAGTAAAGAAAGTACAAATATAAATTGCATTGTAAGTAGTTTAGTGTTATTATTTTACATGAACATCACTAACCCAAAGGAGCCTAATGACAACACAAGCTACTGTCACTGAATTACACCCCAACACCAAAGCACTGCCACACCTGTTTAGCGCCCGCGCGTGGTGGCCTTATTATCTAAATAAAGTTGAGGCGACTGTCACAGCTAATGGCCAAATAAACGCCGGCCCCGACCGTTCGTATGTAGACATTTTTAACTCAGGGGTTTTGGACTATTACGATGCCATTGACGTTTACAACCTAGGCGAAAAAGCCAAAGCCCAACAATTTCGTCGAACTATCGTCAAAGAACGTGAATCAATTTTGGAAAAAGCGTTAATGGAACTTTGTAAACTGAAAATGCTCGAGTCGCGCAAACAATGTCGAGATAGACTCAAATTCACTACCCACTCAACTGTTGAACATGAAAAATTTTTAAAGGCAGTTATTGGAGTCTATACTCCTGTAGATGTTGCCGTTCTTTGTCATTGGATGTGGCAAGTTAAGCGCAATCTCTTCGGAAGAGAAGACGCATACCAAATCATGTTAGTTTTTTTTGGTAAACAAGAAGGCGGAAAAACTAAAGCTATTGAAAAACTGATAGGCCCTTTGGAAGAACTCTCATTTAAAGCTAATGAAAAAAACGTAAGTGATGACCGCGAAGTTCAAGCCTTATCAGACAATCTTATCCCCTACTGGGACGAATTATCTAACTTAGCTAGGGTCGAAATCAATAGACTCAAAAACGTAATCACTACTCGAGACTTTCAATACCGCCCACTTTACACCAACAAGATGGTCAAAATACCTCGTCGAGCTTCATTCATTGGAGCGTCTAACAAATCCTTGTTAGAAATCCTAAACGACCCGTCTGGTATGCGCAGGTTTTGGCAATTCAAAACTCTAGATGTATTGGATTGGGATGCCGTCAACTCTACCGACTACATGGCAATGTGGCAAGCCATAGATGAGTCTTTAGAAAACGGTTACGTACTGCCTTATCGCCAACAGATTCGCGACATTCAAAACGAGTTTGTCACCAAAGAAGACATTGATTTGTTCTTAGAATTTATCGACTACCAATCAGATTTCACAGGCGAAAAAACATTTTATCCTATCGAAGAACTATATAGTACTTATGTTGAATGGGCAGGCGGTTTCGGTCAGATAAAAACCAGTCATTCTTGGATAGCGAGAAAATTAAAGTCCAGAGGCATCCTTTCGGTTAAGAAAGATAAAAAACTTGGCTATGAGCTAAACCCTGACTGCCTAATTAACAAATTAGTTTTAAAGGTAAAAGTATGAATCAGTTGGACTTCACGGCCCTCATATTCAATGAAGGTGAGTTTACTTGTTTTGGGCGCAACAAATACGCAACACATGTATATGATGCGCACACATTACAGTTTTTCAACATGCAATACTTTGTCATTAACCCGCTCCACCCAACCATTGACGTCGAAGGCAAGTCTGCCACTGGTCGCAGGGCAGACGCCAACGTAATGGCATACCGAAACATATTAGTGGAAATGGACAAGGTGCCGCTAAACAAACAACACGAACTTATCAAAACCCTAGGGATGCCATACTCAACAAGGCTTTTCAGTGGAGGCAAGTCAGAACACTTTATAATATCCCTACAGGAAAGTTTAAATAGTAAACCTGAATATGTCGAACTAGCTCAACGTATTTACACAGCATTAGGAGGCGAAGACGTTATCGACGACGGAAACTCAAACCCCTCAAGATTTAGCCGGTTTCCCAATGCCACCAATGAAAAAACCGGAAACCTTCAAAAACTGTTAGAAGTAAAACATCGCGTCCCAAATCTGGCCGTGGAAAACTGGCTGCAGTCCCTTGGGGTTTATAAACTACCAAAAAAAGAATACAGCCCTTCGATACAACCACATAAAGGTTGGGTAGGTTTACCTAACAAGTTTACAAGGTACTTTGCCATGTTCGGTCCACCATCAGTTGGCAGACACAAAACACTTTTAACCGCTGCATGTGACTACGCTAGGTGTAACTATCCCATTGAGAGGGCCATCTCAGACTTTCGACAAGCCTCCCTCGAGTCGGGGATAACTGAGAAAGAATTCCTACGTCACATTAAAAATGCATATTACATGGTTAAATTACAATTGAATGCAGATAACACTTGACCTATTTGTAATTTAGTGCTAAGTTACATTAATAACCACCATATAAAGGATTATCATGACCTGTCCTCGACTTCGCAACCAAAACCAAAATTTCCGAAACATCGTAAAGATTTTAAAGTATCTTTTAACCCAAGACCTTTCGCACGTTTCAGTTTATGAAAACTCTACGTGCGCAGGCCAGCCTGTTGAGTTTTATAAATACAAAACGTTTTGGGTCACACCGTTAGGTATTTTAAAATTCGACACTGGAGGAGTGTTTTACTTCACTAAAACGGAATTCAAAAACTACGGTTATGATAAATTACACCCTGTAAATGCTCTAAACGTTCTCAAGTCTTGGAAAAATTCGTCATTCAACGACGAGCTTTATAGACTTGGAATGATTCGCAAGCATTTACACAATTTACCCCTCGGATATGAAAAAATATTGACGTGTTTAATGTACGATGGCGGCCACGGCTCAATTTGCAGGTTTGTTGATATGCAACTTCGCAGCTTTGAATATGTAAACACTATGCTTGACGAAACTTATTCACTCGATGACACAGACTACCAAGACAGAAATTTTTATTGTCAAGTCAAAACCATAACTACTGCACAAGATAATAAAGCCAACAAAGTTATCAGATATGTATTGAGAAATTTTAAATCTACCGCGGTTATGGAAACCGCCGCCACCCACAACGACGCCAGCGCCTTCAAATATAAAACGCTTTGGATAACTCCCTATGGAGTGCTAAAATTAGATTCCGGAGGCGCAAGTATTTTAAACAAAAACCAATTCAAACATTTTGAAGAGTGTCCACTATTTAAATTTGTAAACCCTCTAGACGTTATCAACAATTGGGATGGCAGATTAAGAAACTTTCGCCAAATTGAGGCATCAATCATTGAGAGAGCACTGGGCACCGCAAAACCATTTATAAGCGACGAAGAGGCGATTAAACAAGCTAGTGACATTCCTTACTTTGGGGCCACGTCGCGCAACTAGTGTAGCATTGCCCCAATGGCCTGTATCTAGTGACAACCCCATCACGTACAAAAAACTGGTTGTTGCACGTTATAGTCGAAGAATCGCCACCATTGCACGTTGTTAAGCCCAGTTGAGTTGTAAAACAATTGGTGTCGCCAGCTACAGTTCGCGAGTTAACGTAATTGTACATCCAAGTCCCATCACTCAACTGTTGCTTACTCAACTTCATTTGGCTAAATACACTATGAGTCTCCAACTCAATCAACGGAACACCCACCCAAGCTGCCAAGTCTCCATCGCGTACACCAACCTTTTTCATAGAGGTGCAGCCACAGACCATTAACACCATCAATACTAATCCAACTACCCTCATATCCACTCCTACCCAAGTGCAACTACTGTTTCAAATCCCTGCAAACAAAATAAATCGACTTTCGATAACCAACGCTACTGTTACCCTTGTCAACCCACTCACCTTTACACGCACTAGTAGCAGCATCAAAACAATCATTCCAATCTCGCATAGTGCCGTTGCAACTAGCTTCATAGACTGCGACACCATCTCTGACATAGGCCTTTCTAACAGTTTGGCACGCAGTTGTCGCCAGCACCGCAACAATTGTTAAAAGCTTTAAAAGCATAGTCGCCCCCACTGCCTACATCGGCGCAAACATTGCTCGTCTTTACTGGACTAATGTAGCGAATCTCGTGCCACAACCACGGCTATCACACGACCAGGGCGCAAGATTTATAGTGACGTAAGGTGCCACTGTAACAAATTTTGTAACATAACGCAAATAGTTCTTGACTTTTTAGTGACACTGCACTACACTGTTACTATAAGGCGGTACAGTGGCAACATTAAAGATGGGCATCAATAACGTATCAAACGCTGATTATCATGCTGACAGGTCGTTTTTATCATCATCAGTATTGAAAACTTTGTACAAGTCACCTAGCCAGTATCACCGCGAATACATACTTGGCTTAAAGGACGAACAAAAGGACGACGGTCGCTTTGTTGAGGGTTCTGCCACTCACTCACTAATTCTTGAACCTCACGTCTTCGACAGTGAATTTGTAATTTATGACGGCGCTATGAAGCGCGGCGCCGCTTGGGAAGCCTTTAAGGCGCAGAATTTGGGCCGTCAAATATTGTCGCGCCCTCAACACGAAAAAGTGCTGAAACTTGTCGAAGCATGCAAAGCACACAACTATGCCGCCTCACTCTTCACCGACAGTTTTAGCGAACACACACTTTGCGTTGAAATGGACGGCGTTAACATTAAGGTGCGTGCCGACGCTCTACGACTCAACGCGGGCCAAGTCGTAGATATCAAAACCACTAGCAGTGAAAGTGGCGTTGAACATTTCAAATTCACTATCGACCAGTTTGGCTATGGGTTGAGTGGCGCTCTATATGCCAAGGCCTTCGAAATCTACTACGGCAAACCATTTGAATTTTTATTTGTAGTGCTGAGTAAGCGGGATTTTGGTGTTGAGGTATTTCGCCTTAGTGATGAAAGCCGCACTAAGGGTCTCCAAATGATTGACGTGGCCATTGCCAACTACAAACGCGGCATTTCCACCGGCGACTGGTCTGACAACGCTATCATTACTGTTGACTCTGAGGGCGCAAACATTGCCAGCGATACCTACGAGGTTTTGGAAGTATGACAGCTCTAATTGTGATTTGGTATTTGATAGGAGTATGTTCATTCATTTTTTGGTGGACAACAGAACACGACCTTAGAGTAGGTGATTTTCTTTTAGCCCTGCTGGTAGGCACATTTGGCCCAGTTGCATTTATCATGGGCTATATCATACACGGCAAGCCAGTAACGATATTACGAAGGCGCGAGTGATATGCGACAATCAACAGTTGAACGCGCCGACCTAACCAAGTTCTACCAATCGTTGTTGTCTACCCCTACGTGGCGTAATCACCCCTTAATTTTAAAACTACTAAACAAACTATCGCCGACCACTGCATGTAATACCCCGGCCCCTCCAAAGGACACCCCACATGATAAAAGCAAGTGAAGTAAGAACGTTGTTAAAGCAACAGCGTGACACCGAGACTACATCGGCTGCGCCACACCTAGCAGCGTTCTCCGACCAACTTTTAACTGATATTGAATCACTAATTGTCGCCTCTGCAAAGGCGCAGAAATTAGCCGTAGAAGTAAACATTGAAACAGCGGTACGTGCCTACATGTCTGCCAATGCCCTCGCCGGCTACGCCATTTTTGACATACTATACGCAAGAGGCGCAGAAATTCTTAAATCGCTTGGCAGCGACGGCTATCTTGTAACCATGGGCATTTTTGGCAGTGGTGTTATTGACTGGACTCACGAAGCGCCGACTGGCGAAACCACTGCGAATATTGCCGGTGAGGAGTTAAAGTCGTGATTACTGCTGACGAAATTTTCACAATTATGAAAAAGAAACTTGTTGAGTTCGAGGCACAAGATAAAAAACACCTAGAAGACTTTGCAACTTGGATTGCCAGTTATATATGTGAATGTATCATTCAAGCCGGAAACAACGGACAAGACCACATAATTGTGATGCGCGAATTTGATGTTAAAGATTACAAAGACAAAATCAGTTGGCCGTCTAAAATTACCACACAAAAACTAGAAACGATATGGCGGGACGCTGTCACCGATTTTAGAAAAGCTGGCTACACTGTTGAGCCCAAGTCTAACAAGAATAGCTACTACACACTGAAAATTGGGTGGGAAAAGTGATTGAAAGTTTTGATACTTCACTAGCACGCGGCCAAGCTGGCGAATCACTGTTTCACGCAAGGTTTCCCACGTTGGTAAAATCACCAGTGCGACAACAAGATTTTTTAACAGCGTCTGGCAAAACCGTCGAAGTAAAAAGTGACAGTTACGACCCTGCACGTACGCCGTTCTTTTTTCTCGAAACAATATCGGTGGTAGAAAACAATAGAGTTGGTGGGCCATTCCAGAGTCTCGGCAATGGTGTCGACTACTTCTGTTATCAGTTTGTACGCAGTGGAGACATTTTTATATTTCGCACGTCGGAACTTTGCTGCCGCATACTTGAACTGTTACCTAAGTACAGTCTGACCAGGGTCATAAACAACGGCTACACAACGTTTGGAGTTCGCATCGAACGTTCGAAGTTCAACGACTTGTTATTGTCAGAGGAGGTGCTGCATGTCTGATAAAGTATTTGACGAAGTTTTCGAGGCGGCAGGTGCTAAAGTCATAGAAGAGCACAAAGACACCTTCCAGCGCCTAGCAAACTCCGACCGCACAACCAGTGCGTTTGGTGCCCTTCGCGACAATCGCGGCAAACCCGAGATGCACTTGTTGCCATATGACGCTCTAGCAGGCATCGCAACTGTTCTTGGCGACGCCTATCAATCCGGTCGCTATCCAAAGTACAATTGGCAACTCGGCTTTAACCACTCATCAATTATGGATTCGTTACTTAGACATGCCCTAAAATTGTCTAGTGGTGAAGTTGTAGACCCAGACTCCAAGCGCCCCCACTCGTGGCATATCGGCGCAAACATTGTAATGCTGATTTGGCACGAAATTCACAAACCAGAGTTACAAGACTGGCCAAAATTAGAAAACAAACCGCAGGAGAATTTATGACATTTACTTTAGTTTTCGCAATCATTCTGGCACTTCTAATTCAATACTTCGTTTATAACAAACGCCTAGGGTCGATAGTAGAACTAAACAGAAAGTTGTCTATAGATGTCAGGGCACTGAGCACCAAACTGATTGAAACAGAATGGCGTTTATCTGACGTCGACAGGCTAAGAGGAAAACCTGAATGCCCCTTCAATCTTGACAGAAACAACAAAATTTCAAAAATGTTTAAAAAACAAAAGCCGAAAACCACAAAAAAGTAACATTATCTCCATATTTCACTTGACTTTGTGACACACTATGCTACACTATTACTACCAACCAATAACAGGTCGCAAGACCACTGAAAGGTAAATTATGTCAGAAACAGCAACAGAAGGTAAAGCATGGAGACGTGCAAAACAACTTGAGGGCGGCGAAGTAAAATTCATGAAAACTAGCGAAATGAACGCCGGCGACGCATTCGAAGGCGTGTACGTCAGCTCGTCAATCGGCGCCAAATTCGGCAAAGAAGAGTATAAAATTGAAACCGAAGATGGCCTCAATCTCGTGTTTAACGAAGGTGGAAACTTAAAGTCACAAATGGCCGAAGTGAATATCGGCGACATTGTGCGCATTGAGTATGGAGGTAAAAAGCCACTGCCCAAGTCTCACAAGTTTGCCGGGACTCCGTCTCACCAATATACAGTGTTGGTGTTGGAGTCGTAGAAATAACGGCGCTAAAGCTATAATAGCGCAGCCAGGCCACGGACGGCCCTTACACATTCAAACATATAAATGTTGTGGGTGTGCCCACGTAAAACTGGGGACTTTGCAGAGTCTCTCCCCACGCTCACAACATTTTCACTTATAGGGGGCCTTCGAGCCCCCACTTTTTTTGCCACAATCGCCGCTAACCAGCTTCACTTCGTTCAGCGCGATTTTTGCCGCAGCAATGGTTGCGCCCCTCCAGTATCAATACACTACACTTGTAAAATAAAAGTAATTTAGTATTGATTTTGTAAAATAACGTGATAGTATTAACCTATGAAAACAAAACTTTTGTTGACAGCGTCACTAGCCCTCCAAGCACTGTTACTTATAAACTGTGCTCCAACGCACAAGTCCACTGACGCCAGCGGCAACTACTGCGGCTTCAAGGTCATCGACGGCCAACCTCTTTCGTGGAAGCGCGACGCCGTAGTATTTGAATTAGACAATACTGTCGACGGCTACTATGCCCAAAAATTACAAAGTGCAGCTAACGCATGGAATGTAGCCGCCGGACACACGCTGATAATTATTGCGTCAGCGTCTCGTCGACCTGCAGCCTACGACAACATCAACAGCGTCAGTTTCGCTGCTCTGCCAGGTGCCATCCAAGGGCTGACGACACATGACAGACTTAATGACACTCTCACTGACGTAGATATCGCATTTAGCAACGCTATCGACTACAGCGTTTTCGACTTTGAAACACTTGCTGTTCATGAACTTGGTCACGCACTTGGCCTCGACCACTCACAAAATGTAGACTCGCCTATGTATCCATACTTAGGCGAAAAAGTGAAAAAGACACTGACGGCCGCCGATATTCAAAATTTAAATTGTGTTTATAAATAACTAACTGGAAAGGACCTTACATGAAAGTATCAACCAAACTGATTGAGGCACTAAAGCCCTGTAGTGAAAGATTTAACAACTACTTACAACACTATCCAAACTTCAACGGTAGTTTGGCCGATTTTCTATCTCTAGACAACATCAGTTACAGTGATAAAGTTTGGGTGTTTATCAATCTTGCAACCCACATTCAAAACGTGAAATGGTCCGTGGCGTGCGCAGGCAGAGTGCTGTCACTATATGAGTCATACTATCCAAATGATAAGCGCCCACGGCTAGCACTAGAGGCAGCGACTGCGTTTGTCCTTAATCCAACAGAAGAAAATAAGAATGCCACCTCCGCCGCGCGCGCCGCCGCCGCCAACGCCACCTCCGCCGCCTACGCCGCCTACGCCGCGCGCGCCGCCGCTGCCAACGCCGCCAACGCCGCCGCCTACGCCGCCACCTCCGCCGCCTACGCCGCCACCTCCGCCGCCGCTGCCAACGCCGCCTACGCCGCCGCCTACGCCGCCACCTCCGCCGCCGCTGCCAACGCCGCCTACGCCGCCGCCTACGCCGCCACCTCCGCCGCCGCTAATACTGAAAAACAACAAGAAGACTTAAATTTATTACTTATGTTGGAGGCTATCGTATGAAACAAATTTTATTAACTATAACAGCACTCTGTATTGGAGCATGTGGCGCCGCCGAACACCAAGGCCAATACTGCAGCGGTGATTTGCGTGAGTTGTGCTACAACATCTTTGGTGGCCGAAAGCCGGCATCAACAGCCACAGAAATTGCAGAAATTAACAGGCAGTTATCAAGTTTAGATAACGACATCTACAACATTCGCGCATTGTTAGCCTCTAGGGGCGCAGAAATTGCCACACTCTCCGATACTATCGCGACTGTTAGGGCCGAAATTGTCGCCGGTGATAGTGCAGCCGTCACATCTCTGTTAGTGCTAGAGGCGCAACTTTTGCAGTTACAAAATCAACAGTCACAACAGCAAAACGAACTAGAAGACCACTGGACTGCTATTGCAACTCTCCAAGGCTACACGAACATTGTTGCTATTAAAGACCCATGCGGTCGTGACGGCAACTTCGACGAAGTACTATTGAAGTTATCAAGTGGTCAGTATCTAGTGTCATTTAGTGATAACAGTAGCGGCAAAAATACTAGATTTACATTGTTGCGCGATGGGAATTTTCAAACTACCGATGGCAGTTACTGTTCATTCAGTGTCCGAAACAACGGCACCGAGGTTTACAATGAGCACCACTAACTTTGGCGGCCACCAACGCCGCATGCAACTCTCACTCAACAAAATGCTGTCAATGATGCCGGTAGGTATTACATTTTTGGAAAACGCGGCTTGGCGAGGCGTTAATCACAAATACAGATTTCACCACACTGTCTATGGAGAATTTCGTGCCCGCCCTCGTGACCTAATGTACCAGTCTTGGCCTCGTGGCTGCAGTGGGCACCCCAGCGATAGATATACTGGGCGCCTCAAGGCTGTGGAGTGCATAGACACTGGCGAAATGTTTAGCAGCGTTGAAGAGGCATCAGCCACTTTAGGAATTGACGCTAGCGACATTTCTAGAGTCTGCAATGGTATTTATGGTGTTGCCCAAGGGCTTAAGTTTCGCTTTAGAGTTGCAGGCTAGATGTGGAAAAAGTTTATTTGGCCATCGAAGGGTTTAAGTTACCAACTGGAGTTTACACTGTGACACGAACCATTGGCACTCGCATCTATATCACTAACAGTGACGCGCGCGAAGTTTGGGTGCACAAGTCACGCATTAGGCGGTTGCCAAAGTTAACAGTGGTAAGGAGCGACAATGACACTAAAACAAATTTAGCGTCGAACGAAGTGAGACTACTTCGAGGCGATGAGAAGCCGGGCAACTCTGCCACCCACTGCTCAACTTGCAAAACTAACACCCCTGACATTGTAAAGATGGGCGGCATTGTTTGTGGAGTTTGTGGCGTAGTGAAAGGATATAAAAATGACTGATTCAAAAGCCCTCGGCGATAAATTGATGGAGTCAGTCGACAAAGCAATCGCATTGGCGAAAGAACTTCAAACTAAAATTATGACTGATTCAAAAGCCCCAGGGCCTAAGTTTCGGGAGTTTTGGATAAAAGACTTCATAAACGGTCGCTCCATATACGATGAGGCAGAATATCGAGACGCATGGTCAAGACCGTTTGTAGGTTCGATTCACGTCATTGAAGCCAGCGCCGTCACCGAGTTGGAAGAACGTTTGGCTGTGGCCGTTGAGGCAATAGAAAACTCTCTCGACTGCTTTAAACGTGCTGATTGGGGTTGCGCTCGTTGCGGGCTTGACCAAGAACCTTTGAAGACAGACGTTGCTTACTTTTTGCGTGAAACCCTCGTCAAGATTCGCAATCCAAAGGGAGGCAGTGGTGAGTGAGAGAGAATGCATAACCCATCACCATGCTTGCGATTGTCGTGAACGAAAGTTTGCCGAGTTGGAAGCGAAGTTGGCCATCGCAGTTGAGGCGCTAGAAGTCATTGGAGACGAGGAAAACTCTAATCGTGATGAGTATTATATTGCACATAAAGCCCTCGCCAAGATTCGCAAGCCAGAGGGGGGCAGCGGTGAGTGATGAAATTTGGTACAAAGCCAATTATGAGGCCAGCGAAGGAGCACTCAAACTCACTTTGCAACGACTCGAACTCACAAAGGCCAAGCTAGCTGACGCCATTAAAGCTTTACGAATGAATCAGCAATACTGGGCGTGCATGGCTGAATTTGAAGACGCCGCAATTTGTGGTGAGCACGGGCAGTTTGCAAGTGATGCGACTGACAAGGTTCTTGAACAATGGCGCGCAAAGAATGGCGGTGCAGAATGATTCTAGTCATCTATCACCCACAGCTTAATGAGATTCGGCTTTGGCAACCGGACTTCATATTTAATGAACGCGGTGTTTGGTGGCTCGGACAACTTGAGCGAGCCCTATGGTGGGGTTGGGAAGTTGTGGGGACGTTGTGAAAAAGAATGGCGGTGAGAATGATTGAGTTAACCATACTCCTTATGTATAACCCCTCCATAAACGTCATTCATGAATGGCCGTGCAGTTCGATGCAGTTAGGTAATCTATGTTTATTCTATGGAACTTTAGCCTCAGCGATGGCTGACGGCTGGGAAGTCGTTGGTGAGTTGTGACAGCAAAGAATGGCGGTGAGTAAAAATGATTCTTGTTTTGTACAACCCAAAAACAAATGTTTTAGCACTTCATGTTGAACGCTTTGGTGATTTACTCCCTGGAGAGCCATTTATTTACGATATGGCTATGGCTGAAATTAACGGATTGGAAGTGATAGGTGAACTATGACAGTCATCGACGCCATCCGCAGCGGCAAACCATTTAGGCGACCGACGTGGACTCATGCGAATTGGTTAGTGGTTCACAAAAACCCTTTATCATCTGCCTATGGAGGCGGTGAGCTTATCGCACTCTATGGTGGACACATCTATCCACTTCAATACTTGGATGACCTACTAGCCGACGACTGGATTGTGATGGAGAGTGATGATGAAAACATTTCTTAAACGACTGTTCTGTAGCCACCACTGGGTCGATGACAACCTATTTCGTTTCGACGATTCTAGCTGGATTAAAGTGGGCATCAAGGATTGGCGAATAAACACAAGTTATTGGGGATGTCCGAAATGCGGTGCTGTGAAGAGTTTTTCTTATGACTTCATACCGTTAAATTGGAGTGTCGATGGAAAATGAATCGAAGCCACGAGAGTTTTGGATAAAAGAAACTACATCTGAAGACGGCACAGTTAGTTGGGATGCAACCGATGCGTCTATGTTTGGAATGGTCACCACGCTCAATAGCGAAATTATTAAAGTGGTCGAAGCCTCTGCCCTGGCCGCGATGACCGCCGAACTCGCCTCAACTAAAAGCCAACTAAAAGAAATCGAGTGCCGGCTAAAAGCCGTGACCGCCGAACCTGACGAGTGGAAGGCAGTGGCGAAACTAAACACCGATAAGTTAACTGAAGCTTTAGAAGTAGTTACCAAGCGCAACCGCGAGCTGACCGAGGCTTTGAAATTAATCCTTAAAGGCGAAGACGACGAAGGAAATGTGTTTGGTAGCAGCGGAGACCGTAGAATTGCAAGTGAAGCCCTGCAAGCGGCGAAGGAGACAAAGTGACAAACAAATCTGTTAAAGTTGCAGCAATTGGTCGAGTAGTTGGCACGGCCACTGTCACTGTTACTTGCACATATTGCGCGTCAGTGTGTAAACCACACCTGCGAACTACCCTATACTTATGTCCAAAATGTGTAATTAAGAAACTTAGGTGACGTTAGGGTCGCAAACATTGCCTACGGCTTCGACGCCTTTGACGCCTTCAACTCTTGCATAATTAACAGCCCTACCACTTCACCGCGACTTAAATTGTGCGTCTTAGCCAGTACTCTGAGCGCCTCTACTTCACTCTTTCGTAAACGCAGCGAAACCACTACATCTTTCAGTTCTGATTTTGGTTTAGTAGGTAGTGCCATTTAACTTACTATAAGTTTTTTTAACTGTGGTTGGTAGACACTACAGCCGATATACACATTGTAGTTCATATGTATTACAGTGCCAAACAAGCCACTACAGGGCCTTTCACGCACTTAACGCCATGGCTAAAACTCTGCACGTTGGTCCAGATTGAGGCGTTGTAGTGAAAAGTTCTTAACAGATGTAGGGCTGGTCGGGTGCAGCCGTGTTATTATGTTACTAAGGAGTTGGCTATGTATGTAACGTTGGTGACTGAAATAGAGTTCGAGTGGCTTCAAGATACAATTGTGATACCGGTCGACACCGAAGTATGGGTTGATTTTGAGCGTAACTTAGGTGTTTTTGATATTTACAACTTTCACATAGACAGGTGCGAATATCACATTGACGTGTAGTCTGACAAACGCCGGCACCTGCACAGTCCAGTGTATTTTACAACTGACTACAAGTGGTTTGACACTGGCCACCTTCTTGCTTATATGTAGTTTATGAAAGTTACAGAAATACTCAGTGAGACAAAAGAGGGCAAAACTGTTTTGAAAGATTTGTTGACACGAAAACGTGCCGCCGAGATTTCAGATTTAAAAGCCATATATTACAGTAGAATAAAAGATATTGATAAATCATTGTCTTACAATGACTATATCGCGCAATATCACAAATTGGCAGCGGCTGGTCTAGGTACCTTCCAAGCTGGCAGATATGTGGCCGCGAAAAAACAAAATGAGCCTGACAAATTTCATTGGAACTATGACCCAAAGAAGTTAATGGAGTTTGAGAAGTCTAAAAAGAGTTATGACGACGACTTTCTCATGAAAATTAAATACCCCAAGCGCCCTCACGGCATGTCCAAGTCGTTTAAGCAACAAAGTGATGAGGTAATGGTGAAGTTTGATACTCCAGTGGCGCAGAAAATGCCCAGCGGCGCCGCCCACGCCATCAACATTTCAATAACCAGCGATGCTATAGCAGCTATATCAGACGAAGTGCTGGCGACCGGCAGAGCCTTTCTCGATGCCATTGAACGCATGAAAAACACCAATAGTGACGCTACCGCCGAACGTATCGCTCAAATTGAGGCAATGCTCAAAAGTATTAAAAAGTAACAGTGTCGCACTATATTACTTGACATTTTTGTAACTATGTGTCACAATGGCACTATATGAATTTACAAGAATATATGCGCCTTACAATTAAAGCAGCCAAAAAGTCTCAAGACCCCGAAACTCAAGTAGGGGCGTTGCTGGTAGCACCTTCAGGAACAGTATTGGCCGAGTCTTGTAACAAGTTGCCGACGGGAGTAGTGCGAGAGTATGACCGAGTTAGAAATCCCCTCAAACGCAATTATATTATTCACGCAGAGTTGTCAGTAATATTAAAAGCACCTCGCAACGTCCCCGATTGCAGTCTGTTCACTACTTTGTACCCATGTGAACACTGCGCAGCTGCCATCGTCGAAGCCGGCATCAAAAAAGTTTATTATAAAGACGACAAACCTAACACTGTTACTGCTGCTATGTTTCTAGAGGCAGGCGTGCAAGCAGTTAAGTTGGGCACTAGCGGATGATAGTCGCTATAGTGTTACTGGCCCTAATTGCCTTTATAGCCCTTAAAATTCAACAGCATCTTGAGCCAGTTGCGTCTAGTGACGAGGCCTTGCTACGCAAATATGTCTGTGTGTCTCAAAGTAAAATAGTAAAATAATATCACTTGCTATTTTACAAAATCCCGGTAATATTAAGTTATCAGGAGGCACAATGTTACTAACATCAACTCTTAAAGTACCTATGTTTCGAGACTTGCGCACGTCCGAAGTTCTTGAAAGTTTTGTTGCCTATATGGGCGCAGAATTTATAGTCACAGGTTATTTAGAGCACAATGGCGACGAATATGAAGTAGTGGATGTAAACTTTGTCACTACTGCCGGTGATTTAGTAACTTTAGCACCTGCCGAGCTACTGTTGTTAGTAAAACTGTTTAAGCCCACTCTCTCTGAATATAATGTGGCCTATTTAGCTCCACTAAACTTTGAGAGGTATGCAAAGTGAAGCGCATAATTTATGTAAAGAAAATTAGCGACAAAGATTTAGCTAAGCTGGAAAAAGCCGGTTTTTTAGTGTGGCTAAGATGACGAACAAAGACTTATTTGAATTGTTATGTCGAGAACTGCACGAAACTCAAATGGGCAAAACAACGGGGTTGTTATTTCAACATCTAAACTTAGTGCGCGAAATAGCATTACTAAACAATGGAAGTCGTGATTGGGGATTTTGGATTTCGCCCGCCGATTTGACTAAATTTAGAATGCAATCAGGAAAACCCAGTGGTCTGACATCTGGAGCAGCGTTGTCACTGCCACCGAGTGGCGCAGGCAACAGTACCACTGACTCAGACATGCAATATTGGCAGTCAATGTATGGCATCGGCGAACAACCAGCACCTTTAGTGTGTGAATGTGGCGCAGAAAAAACGTATGGCATCGAGGGCGCAACTTATGCCCACAGTGATTGGTGTAAGAAGTATAAAAAACCATAAATTACTTAAGTAAGGGAGTTAGTAATGGCAATGGACAAAGAAGAATTGAAAGACGTACTAGAAAAACATGAAAAGTGGGCTCACGGCGATAGCGAAGGTCAACGCGCAGACCTTCGAGACACAAACCTTCAAGGCGCAGACCTTCAAGGCGCAAATCTTCGAGACATAAACCTTCAAGGCGCAAATCTTCGAGACACAAACCTTCGACGCGCAGACCTTCAAGGCGCAGACCTTCAAGGCGCAGACCTTCAAGGCGCAGACCTTCGAGACACAAACCTTCAAGGCGCAGACCTTCAAGGCGCAGACCTTCGAGACACAAACCTTCAAGGCGCAGACCT